CGGTTGAAGCGCATGTGATTCTCTGGCGTGATGCCATGAACCTTGGCCAGCTCCATGTGATCGAGCGCCGCGTGCATCGCCTCGTGGGCAACCAGTGTTGGGCGTTGCTTACGCGGCAGCCCAAGGAAGAAGCCAGTGTTGTAGAAGATCGCCAGTCCGTCGGTAGCCGCCGTCATGTTGCGCGGCGTGTCGTCGATGATCTGTTTCATCATCAGGGCCAGTGTGGTCACAAAGGTGGCCGAAGGCATCTGCATCAGATCCAGACGCGCCTTGGTGACAGCCTTCCAGAAGTCAGTATGTTGTTCCATTGGTTTGCCTCCAAGGCAGGTATGGTTATTGAGAGAGCAGATTGCGCAGTTTGTGCATTTGCCCGTGTGCTTCGCGGTCATCCCATGGCTCTTGGCCGCAGCAGACGTGACAGATACGAAATCGCGTCACATCGTCCATTGAATTTTCGTCGGGGAGCGAGCGGCTATAAACCGCTGCCATTTGTGGATCGGGCACCAGATTGGTGTACATCTCGGTACCATCGTGACCATAGCGCACCTGACCAGACTGGTTGGCGTGCATGGAGTCTTTGACCGGGTAAGTCGCGTAGTTGAACGAGATACCGAGCGCTTGCAGCGTTCGGCAGACCTGCCCTGCATGACCGGAGACTAGAAGCACCATCATGTCGCCACATGACCAGATTCTGGGCATTTTGCGAATGTTGAGTGCTTCTAGTATGGCCACGCAGTCATCCGGTTTGAAACCAATCGCTGTGGTTACCATTTTGGTCCACCGTATTGGTCGGGGCTTAGCCGACGAAGTCTTTGGCATTGGCCTTCATCCACGCGGAAACTGCAGGATTGCCCAACACTGCCATGCCTTGACGGCGAGTGATGTTGCGCATGGTGACAATCTGGAACTCGGACGGAATCCGCTCGATGTATTCCATCATGGTCACTGCGTTGTCCTTGTCAAACCAGTCACCGAGGGCGCCGGTCAGAGCGTACAACGGACCCGGCTCATGCATGCCTGGTACCGGTGCAGTTTTCGGGTTGGCCAGCACGTCAGACTTCTTCGGCAGGTTGGCACGCATGCCCGCAAACGCGACGAACTCGGTAGCAATGGCATTAATGCAGCCGGCCAGTGGTACCTGTTTACCCGTTGGATTGCCTTTCCAGACATCCAGCAGCTTGTTCACGAATTCCCACGAACGCGGGCACGCGAATGGTTGATCCGGGTTTTTGTTGTCGAAGGTATAGAACGCTGCAGGTCGCCATTCCAGATACGAAGTGATCAGGGAGCGGATGTTGCCCTTCTGAGCCCATTTCAACCAATGGGACATGTCTTCGGTAACCGACAGGTTGACCAGACGGGAGATCAGCGCTGTGGACATTGGAACGGTCACAGCTTGGTCGTCATCGTGGTTACCGGCTGCACAGATGTGCGCCAGTGGGTGAAGGTTGCGTTGCCCGACCTTACGGTCGAGGAAGAACTTGTACGACGCGGCTTGAACCATTTCCGGGGCGGAAGTCAATTCATCGCAGAACACCAACCAGCCGGAATACTGTTGACCAGTTTTCGGGTTGATTGGCAGCTCGTCGGTGTCAAGCGGGAAGTTCTCGAGAGGGTAGTAACGAGCTACGCCCTTTTGCATGTCCAGACCGGGGAAGCCGTTCATGTCGGTTGGGTCGAAACCAGCAAAGCGGTTGTCGATCAGCAACCAGTTCATTTCATCAGCAATCTCGTGGATCACCGCGGATTTGGAGATACCCGGGCTACCACGCAGGATGGGTACCAGACCGGCCAGCAGAATGTCACGAACATGAGTAACTGCTTCACCGATTGGGGTTTCGAAGTCTTTGAGCATAGTTGCCATGGGTTAGTACACCTTTGAAAGATAGGAAGGGTTTTCCGCGAGCAATGCTTTGCACTTCTCGCAGGTTATGTTCTGTGGGTTGCGGGTTGTGTGGGCATGCCACGAACCGTTGCCACAAATGGGCATTGGTCCGTGGAAATTACCGTTGCTGCCGGTTTTGTTGCGCATCTCCACTTCGAGCAAACCAAAGTGGATATGCCCCAGCGTTCGAGTATGAATGAGCCCCATGATCAGTTATCGAACAGATCGACAGGAGTTGGCAGGGACAGTGCTTTTTTGAAGACTGCCTGCTTTTTCTCGGACTTGAGCGAGCCATTGATGAAGAACTGGTGCAGCAATGCGGCAATCTGGCGATAACCGATCGTGTTCAGTTCATAGTTGTCGGTGACTACCTTCTGAACCTCGGCAACGACCTTGTCACGATCGGCATCGACGAACAGCTTGCAGTAGTCGTCCAGTAATTCACTGGTTTCCACCGCTTGCAGCAGGTCGGCGAGTTTCACCTTGTCCATGCCAAAGATCAGCCCAACCCGACCGAGCAGTTCGGTCTTCACGCCGAATGCACGCAGACGATCCAGATCTAGATCCGGTTCGCCATTCCAGGCACCACCGAACACGAACAGGCAATGATCAATGGTGATGTCTGCGTACTTGCCATAATCGCCGGTATAAATACTTGTGGTCTTGCCTTCGAGCACCTTCAGCAGTTCATTCTGAATGCTGGTGGTGGAATCGTCGGCCAGTTCACTGTTGTTGTTGCCACGAATGAATAGCTTGTCGAACTCGTCGAGGAATACCACCAGTGGTCCCATGCCGCTAAAGGCGATAGGGGCTAGGGCTTTCGACAACGAGTTGCCGGACAGGCCTTCTTTGGTGAGTTGCGCACAGTTGATCTCAACCAGCGGAATCATCAGCTCATCGCAGAGATTCGCGACATTGTGCGACTTACCTGAGCCAGATGGTCCGGACAGGAAGAAATGCGGGCGAATGCGCGCTTGGGAGGTGAAATGGATGTCGAAGATACGACGGAGCTGTTCGATGGTCTGTGTGGACATGATAGATCCTGTATAGTTGGACTTCGTTAAAAAAGGAGGTTTTTATGGCGGCAGTGCAGTTAATTCAAAAAACTGGGGTAATTCCGTTCAGTCGGTTAGTTACTCAACAACTGGCTTACGGGTGGGTGCTTTACGGCACGCCTTTCGACTTACATGGGGCTCCTGCCCAATTAATGGTTAAAGGCGAGGTACCCGGCGTAGAAGTCGGGGAATACCGTCTAGTTATGAAGGAAGGTATGCAGGGGTTGGAACCCCAAGTTAAAGCCTTGCTCGATAGCGGCTGGCAGCTTTATGGGATGCCCTTTGCGTCTTACAACTTCCCCGTTCAAGCGGTGACGTTCGGCTTTGTACCGGCCTTGCCTGAGCTGGGTGGTGGCGGAGAAATCCCGGCTGACCTGCTCATTCGTCTGGCTTCCGTCGAAGGCGGTCTGTTGACCAAAGCGTCCATTGTAAATGGCAAAGTGCCTTATGAGCAGTTGCCAGAGTTCCCTGTCGGACGCAAGGTCAACGTCGCCAACGCAGCAGCCCGACTGGCCTTGCCGTCTTATGGCGACCTGACGATTGCCTATGAGAGCGATACGGGTGATGCCTGGGGCTTGGATGCCAACGATGATCCTGCCGTAGCTGGGAACTGGTCGAAGCTGGGTAACACGCAAGCCATTGGGGTAGCGTCCTTCAATGGACGTACCGGAAACACCAGCCCACAAGCCGGCGACTACACCACGGCACTGGTTACTGAAGCCGTAGATAAACGCTATGTCACCTCAGCCCAGATCACGCAGTGGAATGGCGCAGCCACTTCAGCCTCGGTTGATACCAAGATTGCGGCGCAGAAGACGGCCGACGATGCGGTGTTTGAAACCAAGACCCATGCCACGGACACGTTCTTAGCGCAGGCGGATAAAGGTGCAGCAAGCGGTGTTGCCCCACTGGATGCAGGCAGCAAGGTGCCTCTAATTAACTTGCCGGCTTTCGTTCCACAACGCCAACGTATTTGGCGTGACGTGAAGTCTGCCCGGACTCACTTGGGGTGGTGGCTCAACAGTTCGGGCAACGAGATGGTTGTGCGTGTGCGTACAGCACCGTCTACCCTCACTACTCGCTATATCCGCGCTCAGATCCAGAAAGCAGATGGAACCGGTACGCTCGCTTTCAGTAGCGAGTCTTATAACAATGCTGCTACTCGGTGGCTTGTCATGGAACTGATTGTCCCTCACGGGTATCAGTACATGTTCTTCACTGATGGCGGTACTACATTGGCTGGTTTTGAAGCTTGGGGTGAGTTGAGCTAAATTCAGACAGTTTTTAACTAAATGCATCAATACAGACCTAAGCGGCCTGTATACTGTAATTTCGTCAAATAAGGAGCTTTACATGTCAAATGAAGTACAGGTAGTACAAAAAGCTGGCAAAGTTGCCCTCGACACAGCCGTAAACAACAAGGTTGCTTTGGGATGGTCTTTGTGTGGCTATCCCTTTGAATTGGCTGGCTGGCCTGCTCAACTTATGCTGAAAACAGGTTTATTGCCAGTTGTTCCCGGCGAGTATCGTTTGGTGCATAAACCAGCTAATGCGGCATGGAATACTGAACTGACTGCCCTAACCCAAGCAGGTTGGAAAGTGTATGGCCAACCCTTCGAAGTGAAGGGCATGGGCTACCAAGCCATGATCAAAGGGGAAATCTCTGTCGGTCAAGGCGTGAACTCTGATGGTCCGAGCTTCACCGCGTTTGGTGGACGTTCTACCGGTGTAACTACGGTAATTATCGGCGACTCCATCACTGCCAACGGTTTCCTGTCGGATGGTGTGGTTTCGCATAACGCTCTCGGCCCGGTGTACTCCGGTACTTTTGCCCGCACTGAAGACTACGGCTACGCGGCTTGGGCTGATGTACTGTCCGACGGTGGTCTGGGTAACTACATCAATGCCGGGATTGGTGGTAACACCACGCAAGACATCTTTGCCCGCAAGGACACTGATGTTCTGGCGCACCGACCACAACAAGTGATCGACGAGTCTGGCACTAACAACGTAATTGCCAACCAATCCGCCGCCACCATCATTGCCAGCAAGCAAGCGTTGTTCGATGAATACCGTAAGATTGGCGCTCGCATCATTGCTTTCGATATCGCCCCGCGCAGCCTGTTCACTACTACGCAGCGTGATGTAGCCCGGGACGTGAACCGCTGGCTGTACAGCCTGGCCACAACCCAGCCGGACATTGCCGTATTCTCCATGGCTTCGCTGTTGGCCGACTATGCCAGCCCGACTGGTGGTGTCTCGGCAGCTCGCACCTTTGACGACACACACCCAAATAACGTGGGTGGTTTCTACATTGGCAAGGGCCTTGCTGACTTCATCAAGCCGTCGGCCAGTCTGCAAATCAAAGGTTCGATGTGGCCGGGTGATGCTTATGGCTCCAGTTCGGCTTCCGCCGTTATCCGTAACAGCAACCCGGGTATGGCGTACACCACAGGCGGTGTGATGAACACCGGGGTTACTGGCCAGATCGCTGACGGCTACACCTGTTCGCGTCTCTCTGGTGCTGCCACCGTGGTCGGTAGCATTGTTCCTCGTGATGACGGATTGGGTTTCAGCCAGCGTCTGGTGATCACCTTTGCCGCAGCCAACGATTCGATTGAATTCGGCATTCCAGCCGGCACCAGTCGTTATCTGCCAAGCCGCAAATTGGGGATTCAAGCCAAACTGGAATTCATTGCCGGATCTTCGGATGTGATCAACCGTTGCATGCTGTACACCTCACCGGTTATTGCAGGGCAGACTTATCAGGTTACAGCGATGAACCAGCAATCGGCTACACGCCGAGGTAACTTGCCAGTCAGCAGCGGTAATGTGAAAGGTTGGTTCCGCTCGCCACGCTTGCAGATGCCAGCCGGCGCTGCCACTGCATGGTCAACACAACTGCGAATCTATGCCTCGGCCCCGGGTACGGTGACCTTGGACCTCTCGCAGTTTGCTATGACCCTGCATCCTTAATCTTTACCAGCAAAGTGTTGTGGTAACTACCAAATAGTTGCCGCAACTGGTTTGTGGTCAATACCCCGTCGTCCAGTGCATAGATAGCCTCTGCGATTACATCATGGAGGCTGTCGTACACTGGAAAGACGGGATTATGAACCGGTGGGATGTATTGATACATGAATGCTCCTAAACGGAGCTTTCGCTCCGGGATTCGATAATGGCGAGGTCAATAGCCTCTCGTGTGATTTTTCGGCCTTCTTCACTGGAAGCTTTGTAGTCCTCAGCAGTAAAGCACACGGCCGGGTACTTAATGTCCTCGAATGTGCCTTGAGTGACATAAACGGCGTAATACTGCCCCCTGCTGCCCCAGCCTTCAATTTCAGTAACAACCCGACGGCCTTTACTCAACATGAAGTCGAGACGTTCGGTATCAGTGATTGCTTCCTTGGTTTCAGCCATGTCACACCTTCACATCAATGATTGGGAAATCATCCACCAGGCTTTCCTGATAGATGCCGTGACGCTGGATTAGTGCGTAATACTTGTTGTTTGCAGCCTCAATCTCACGCATGCGGTTGTTGTTCTGCTTCATCGCACGCATGTGCTGAGTAGCCAGCTTTTGTGCATCATTGAGCTGCTTCTGTACCAACTCCAGCTCTTTCACCACGGCATCGTAGGTTGCCTTGGGAACCAACGGGAGTATGGTCAGATGCTCACAATCGACTGCCCAACCCGGGTAAATCGCGTGTAGTGTTTCAGCTCCGTCGGAATCGCGGATCGTCCACATAGTTAATCTCGCATTTCGGCAAAACCTTCAGCGATTAGCCGATCAAGCACATCTTTGCGCTTTTCGGTCTGACCTTCAGGCTGCTCGTGGATATTTTGGGAGTCGTTACCGAGAACCCACATGTCATGCATAATGGAGCGTAGCTTCTCGGAACGGATTTTCAAGTGGCGGGTATAATGCGGATGAGGCATGCAATTCTCAGTTAAAGAAGCGCATCCCGTACAAGGAACAGCCGACGGCGGGAGATTTCCAAAGGTTTATCCACGAAACGCACAGATGCGTCGTGATACTTAGGATTACTCAAGCGCGGCATGTATCCCAACAGGAAACGCTTACGGACAATGATATAACGGTTGATGTGTACGAAACTGCCCGGGTGAGCAGACAACATACGCAACAACGACGTGTCGTTGGTAACAAGCATGTCCATGACATTGTCATGACGCATGTAGTGAATTTTGATCAGCTTTTCGTCGGCTTCCGCATAGACGATACGCTTCGCTTCGCAGACCTTTTGTTGGTCGCCGTAGTGGTACTGCCGGTACGTTGCTGTCCCGTCTTGCATGTTTGATTCTCCCGATAGAACTTCGGTGGTCGTTTGAAGAACAAGCCCATGTTGTGGGCATCCTTCTTCTTACGATACACGGTCAGACGGGGAATTTCACCCGTAAGGAAGCGGGCAGCATCTTTCGGGTCGACATAACCCAGCTTCCCGTTACACACGGTCAGCTCTTTACGTTTGAAGCCAGCTTCGAGAACTTTGCGGGCTTCCTTGAGTGCGGCGATCAGAACGCGGGCGCCTTCTGCTTGTTCTTCTGGTTTAGTGCCTGGGTCCATGGTTGCCAGAAACTTATCGACGGCTGCCAGCGGGATTGGGAGATTTTGCACTTGAGACATGGGATATCCTTGTTTACTTACTGGATTAGTTACCCGGGTTGCCCCGGGCGTGTTTACTCAGAGGGATCATCAGACTGCGCGGAGCGCAGCCGCTCAACTTCCGCCGTCAGCCGTGCGATGGTAGCTTGCAGTTCGGCGAGTTCGGGCGGGGCGGTGATATCACGCGCAAATTCAACCATCCACACTGCAATGTCGTTATCAAGCGGTGTGCTTTTTATGAATTTTCGCCAAGTGATCTTGGATCTAACTAGCTCTTGGGCTTCAGCTAGCATTTCCGAGAACGGTTTTTGTGGCACCGGCTGGCGCTCGACGACAGGGGCGGCGAGGATCGTACAGAGCCCATTACGCATTTCATTTATCGGGGTCCACCAGTCCTTCCCGTACTTGTGAACAAGGCGTGGGTAGCTGTCGTGACCGGTCATGATGTAGAGCACATCGTCAACCTTTTGCAGCAACTCACGCGGAACACCGTCAATTTTACTGCTCATTCGTTTGCTCCATACAGTTCGAACGAGAAAACCACGTAGTCTTCTTTCTGTTCGTAGTTGAGCACATAAGTGATCTTCCCCTTGGCTTGTCGCCCAGTGTCCACGTTGGCGCTGATCTCACTAACCTCACAGAACAGCACTTCATCTCCTGCTTGGAAGCCACGATCATTGTTGCGGCGAATCTCAAATGTTTTGATCCGCGCAATAACTGGGTCAAAGAAGCATCGCTTAATTTTAAGTTCGTGGATCATTCGCTTGCTCCCGATTCGGTGGGTTTGGTCAAAGCCAGAAAGTCAGCGACATCAGGCCAAACAATTGGGGTGGCGTCGTAAAGTGCGGTCAGCAAGCGAACAGCATCCGCATTCCGCTGCTCGGCGGCTGCCAGGCGCTGTTGCAATTCAGTGCGCTCTCCACGGAGTCGTCGCACAGAATCACGAAATGCTGCACGGCCTTTAACGGCACCGCTGTAGGCATCTTTGTATCTGGCCAGCTCTTCCCGCAGCGCGGCCAGTTCGGCCTCGTACTCAAATTCGTTTTTCATGGTCGCACCAGCCACGATTTCAGCGTGTCCCAGAACCCTGTGGGTTCGTTCTGCTTCTTGATCAGGGCAGCCACCAGCGGATTCACTGGTTTCTCATGCATGACCTGAGTCACGCCATGACTGTCTTGCAGGTGCAGCCCCGCCGTCACATTGCGCGCTTGTTCTTCAGCACCCTGACGGTAGCCGATGTGATAGCGGTGAACGTGGCGATGGGTCTTCTTAATGGTCTTGGGCCGGCCGGCAATGCCGTCACCATAACCCCGGGTGTACGTCTCGTGGCCGAGGTTGATTTCAGATTGGTTACTTTGGGTGTTCTTGCTCATTACAGCTCCTTGACGATGACTGAGGTGGCTTCTGTATGTACAGCCTCGTATTGTTTACGGGTCAGCCCGTTGTACGCAGGCGCAAATGCACCCGGGATACTGCAAGCCTCTATTTGGACCTCGGCAATCTCACAATTGCCTTGATCTACCCAAACCACAGCGAATAGCTTCAGCTTTGGCATGATTACTCCGTAGCGCTCGGTGCGCCCATGTAAGGTTTGGTTTCAGGGAATTGATCCCGTAAATCCTTGAAGATGGAACCGAAGCCCCATGACATAAAGCCGGGAGACTTGTTCTTGATCACTTCCAGCAGCCGACCGACATCGTCCGCAAGGAACGTGTAGGGCTGTTGCCCCAGATACATCTTTTGGGTTTTACCTACATCACTTGCTTCGATTACGTAGGCTGTGCGCTGCACTTCCAAAGAATCGACCTCATGTCGCCGTGCTTCGCTGACTTTCTTCACGTAAACGCCTTTCCTTTGCTTTGTGGTACTTAATGGAGGACTTGGACACCCCTCGCCGTTTAACACGACGGAATTGCACAGGTTCATACCCTAGGCGTTTGATTACGATGTCCAAGCGTTGCTTGTCGCAAAAACCAATGAAGTGAGCAGCTTCTTCGCCGGTATGTCCAAGTTTGGCTAAGCGAATCAACGCAGCCTGAAACTTTTCACCGGTGAGCTGTTCATACTGTTCAATGATCTTTGTGGCGTGCATCGCCACTACTTGGCAACCCACTTCCAGTAGCCACGGACAAACTTGATCTTACCCTTGGCTTTCCATTGACGAATGAGCTTGGCTGCGACTTCTTGAACATCATCGACGGCAGCACGGGCTCGATTGACCTGATCCGCAAGCGAACCCAGGGTAAATGACGGTACGGTGCAAGCCCATACCGTTACTTTATTGGTTTGCTCTTCAGAGAGCCTGTTCTTCGCTTCCATCGCCTGCATTCTTTACTTCCTGAATTTTGAGTGCGCAAATACGCAGCATTTCGAGCCGTTGGATCAAATTGCCGTCGTGTTTGGAGATTGTGTGTTCGTACCACTCACAACCAAGCCCTAGTTCGTCATGGTTCTCACTGATGTAAGCTTCGACTGCCTGTAGGCCATCAGATGCCTTTTCTTCAAGCAATGTTTCAGTGTAGTCAACGAATAGGCCGAAGTGTTGATGGGTTTGCTCGGCGTCATGCTTACGCATTTCTTCGGTAACCATTTCGAGTGTGATAGGCGCAAAGCCCCCAACCCACTCAGCAAGTTCCACTTCTTCACCTTCGTCGAAGTACATTTGGAAATTGTCTTCCAGCAAGCTGCAACCGGCCTCGACCAACACTTGTTTGAGCAATTCCTCATCAAGCTCACGCTTGTTACGGTATTCCGGCTCAAGTTTGCTGATCATGTACTGACAGACTGACTTTCTGGCAAGGAAGTCGATTCCATAGGCGGAACCGACACTGAATACCAGTGAATCCACATCACCGTACATGGCGATACCGAATCGACTGATAACCAGATCGAAGCCATAGCAGGAACTGCCATTGTTGGTACAACGCCAGACTTCAGTCGGGCCTCTGCCACAAACGCGCTCGACCGTGTGGTCTTTCACGTTTTCAGCGGCCAATTGCAGTTCTCGGGCGAACTTGTCCTTAATGCTCATGGTTTAATCACCTAAGCCCTCTTCTGGGCGTCTTCTCAAAGAAAAAAAAAGATTAACCTCCCCCGTTAGGGGAAGGCTCATCAAGGTGCGGGGACCGCACCACTCTACTCATGACAAAGCGTAATTACTGTGCAGAATCATCTCTGCAAGCTCATCGGCGTCGTGTTGACCGTCATAAGTCGGGGTAACACCGGTGATTTGCTCATAGATGTCCTCAAGTACACGCGCACGGGCCAGATCGGCCATGATTTGTGCATAAGTGAGGCGCATCCAGTTGCAATCGTTGGCATGACATTTAAATTCGTCATGCACCGTTACGATCTCGAAAGGAACACGAGCCAGGATCTGCGAAGCCAGATGAATCATCTGAGCGATGTGTTTGTCTGCCATGTACTGCACGTCGTCGCAGGTCAGGTAGCTGAACAGGCGAGCGGCCGGCATTTCGCAACCTCCCCAAACAGCAATAAGCTGTTGGGCCATGTTGGAGGCTTCATGCAGGTCTTGTTCCTCACGGATACCCTTGGCACGCATGTCTTGCTCGTATTGCAGCTCATACAGTGCGTTCTTTACCGCGATGAAGTTGTAGTTGCAGCGCAGTTCCATTTCCCGCAGCAGGTAGGCGTCCAGTGAGTGAGTCACGTTGGCCACCAGCTTCAGGTCGGTCTTGGTACCTTCGTTAATATAGTAGTCATAGGTGAACGTAGCACCATCCAGCTCGTCGACTTCGACGCGCTCGCCTTCAACCTTCTGCATCACCTTGATGCGAACATTGAAGTTGTCCGGGCACACCCAGCGGTGTTCCAGCGCATACGGCTGCCATGCCAGACGCAGGTCACCCAGCAGCTCTACGGCTTTCGGGGCTACTTGGCACAAGCCAGCGTAGAAGGCATCCAGCTCAGGCGTGTCACGGCCGAAGATTTCCCGGGGCGTAGCCTGGGAACCGTACAGTGCAGTCATGGTGGCTTGCTTGGCATCGTTGCGGGAGATGATCAAGTCACCGTCCAGCATGTCCGAGGCAGCCGCAGTCACCATGGTGTAGGCATCGTTACGCAGGTTGGGGTCAATCAGGTTGGTGGCACGGCAGCCAGCCAAGCACTTGGTCACCACGGACATGATGGACATACCTGAACAGGTGGCATCCAAGCCCACCATGTGACCGATGGCTTCACCGCGACAGGCACGGTACAAGGCATTGACGGCCTTGAGGTACAACGGACGTTCTTTACTGCTGGTTTCGAGGTACGGCAGACGGTTGAAGTTATCCTTCACCCACTGAATGCGTTGTTCGAACAGAAGTTTATCGTTGTGTCCGTTATTGGCGATATCGATGCAGATAAACTCGAAAGGGGTATACATCTTCATGGATTACTCTCCAATTGGGTGATTAATTAAGAATCATGTCGGCAAGAATCATTTCTTGCCCTGATGGATCATTGCTGAACGGGACACAGCCAACACGTATTTCTTTGTTGCCCATTCGCCTGAAGCTTCGTGCTGCCCAACAGTTGCCGGCGCTTACGAAGCAAACGTAGGCAACGCTCATATTGTTGGGACCATCTATCTGCAAACCGTGTTCGTTAAGTACGTCACGGTGAACATAGAAGGATTCTCCGTCTACGCTAGGATCTACTTTACATTCGACAGGCTTATGCCTGATGAACAGGCGAGCCATTACTCAGGCTCGTCTTCGAAGGCAAGATCGGGATTTTGACGCTTACGCTTCAGATAACCCTCTTCATTGAGGATAAAGTCCCCAATTTCGTAGATGCTGAGCAATTCTTCACGGGTAAGCGCGGAAGTGTTACCCATGTCGGTAATAACACCAAAGTTGACACCTGTGGAGCCAATATCGTAAATCATGCCATTGCCACGCTGACGTCCGTTCTTGGTGTACAACTGAGCAAACAGCACAGGTTCTTGCGTGATGTTGAATGCCGAAGCCCACTCAGGAAGTGGGCCAAGCTCGATTTCGTACTGAGCCATGGCAGCACGGGCAGCCAAGTATTCAGGCACGTCAGTCAGTGCCCAGTTACCGCTATCACCGCTGGCTTGGTCCTGTTCCATTGCAAGCACCATGCTACGCAGAGCCAGATACAGCATACGATCAGTTTGCATAATTGAATCCTCGGAAGGTGCCACACTTGGTGAAACGCAGCGAACCGATGCGTCTTGGAGTTTTGATCTCTTTTACTGCTGGTTTAAGCGGAGCTTGTTTCACTTTTTGTTTTCAACCTCAGTTACGATAGCTATCAATGCCTTTTCGGCAGACCGGGTCAGTTCATAGAAAGCATGGCACATTTGTGCAAACTGTGCGCACATGGACTTGAATTCGCTCATAGTTGGAACTCCTGTGGAATATCGGTAACAACCTGTTTATTTGAGAACTCAAGCATGGCTTTTTTGTATGGGGCGCCCTGACTTGAGATATGATAGCCGTTGGCGTAGATACGCCCACGTTTGTCGTATTTGTGATGCAAGTAGAACTTATTGCCCTGTCCTGCCATTAATAGGTAGAACTCATGCGATTGGCGCTTCTGATTCAACCACATGGTTTGTTTCTCAGGAGAATCCAGCTCACTGTTCGGTTCTTCCTCGACAGTGCTCAGGAACTCCAGATCAAGCGACAGTGCCACCGAATTCTTCGAATCCAGTACATCAAGGCACACATCGTCGTTGTGATGACCTTTATTGAGGATCACCGAGTCCTGTCCTATGGTCAGGTACGGTGTATCCTTGTTATGGCGCAGCTTCTTCGGCGGGTGCACCAGAGGCGGCAGATAGGCACAGTTGGTGATGTACTCTTCCAACTGAAGGGACAGGGTGATGTTGCTGATGATGTTCCAGCTCCCGAAGCGGTTAGCCTGGGTCAAGTCGAACAGGTCAGTCTCACAAAGCACTGCGGTAATTTCCGCAATGGTGGTGATGCTGGACTTCTTGTCGTCCCAGCCGAGCGTGCCGGCCATACGGGCTGTGAAGCTGGTGAACAGTTCTTCATGTTGGCAGTAGGCCGAAGCCACGATGACATCAATGACCAGCTCACGCAGGTCCATGCCACGTAAGCCAGAGATGCGGATGTTCTTGGACTCATAGCTGAAGGTCCGGGCGACCCACTCAGTGAGCAGAGCGACACCCTTATCCAGCAACGGCTGCACTTCCACGTCGGCAAGGACGTAGTCACGCATGTACTTGTCGATATGATGACGGGCAAAACGGTACTCGTTTGCGCGTTGCATATCATCGGTCAGCATAAGGGTAGGTTTCACGGATAAACTCCTAGTTTACGATCATTGCGGCGAGTTTTATTTCTTCTGGTACATCTTTAGGCAGTCTGCTAGTCCAGATGTTATCAATGTAAGCATGTAACTGATTGTCTGAGGTAATACGGTAAATCGTTGTAGCACAGCAACCCCTCAGTGTCGTAGCTCTGCGGGTGGATTGCCAAATACCTACCGGCTCTATATTCAATTTATTACGGTGCATGTACAGCAAGGTATGCGTTTCTTCCATAAGTCACCTAATTTGTGCAGGTATGCACGACTTGTACAATTTCAGGTAATTGATCGACGTTAATCGGCAGAAGTGCATCGAAGTAGGACACTCTTTCGTCTTTACGCGTACCACGTTGTAGAACACGCCACTGTAAGCCTTGCGGCTCACGGTATCTGACGTACAAGTCACCGAAGGGAAATCTGCCTGCCAATACTGATGAAGTCGTCCTCCAGTCTTCTTTAATCAGGCAGATTTCGCCTTCAACTACGTGAACTATCAGTGCCATGGATACCTCCGACAAGTGCAAGCATTTTGATGGGTTCAGGCAATGCCATCGCGGCAGACCAGCCAATCCCGTCAGGCTCATATAAACCCCAGCGGGCAGTGTCCTCCCAGTAGAAATAGCTGTAGTACCACTTTATTTGCTGCGACGCCCCGGTCATAAATCTAAGGGTTGTCTCAGGCCGGCCGCAGAATACGCAACCGGGTCTGTGTTTGAAGAACTCTTCCCAATGAGGCTTCGAGTCAGGACTTTCAGTTTCAAAGACCGCTACTATCTGATCCTTGGTTTCGTTTAACACTACCCAGACGTTGGTCATGGCGCTACCAACTGCATCATGAGGATCACGTCAGGTACTGATGACAAACCCACGTTAGAGAACTTATACCGCTGGTTTGCGTAACAATATTCACCTTTGTACCAACGGCGAGCATCGTCTTGCAGATACACCACACAAAATGGGTCATTTTTACGTACTCCTTCGCATACTTGCATAAATGCGCTGAAAGAATCCCGATTACTTACTTCGGGTACGTTATTAACAATTAGGAACAGAGTTCCCATAGACACCGGACAAATGTCCGGCGCCCAAGCATAATTTCTCATGTCGTTACTAACCTCCAGAGTTTGACTACGTCAGGCACTTCTTGCGGCGTATCCCAACGACCGTCCTTCTTTTTCCACTTACCCCACACTTCCTTGTCGTCAGTGCGGATATAGACGAAATATCCATCCAATTCACCGTTTACTTTCAGTTCGGCGAATATGTGATCGGGAACACCGTCAGCTTCCCCGAGTTCCTCGGTTAAGGTGATGACATCACGTACACGGTTGTGAAGCAGCACAAACCAGCTCATGACAACATCATCATGGCGACTTGTACCACTTCGGGGATATCTTCATCTTTGATGTAGTTGTACCCCTGTTTTTCAGGTGTCAAGTGTAACCTCATGGCCCCATTGAACGAATACACATCCATATCGTCGCGAAGGTACGGAAGGTTCAATATCTGAACATCCAGTACCAGTTCCTGCGTATTACGGCACCAACCGACTTTCTTTATGCTCACGAGGCCACCATATGGAATAACCGGACAACCTCCGGCACTTGGCTTGTAGGAATCCGTTTGCCGTTTGGCCCATCACCTTCAGGTACGGCCGTGTAAAGCCACCACACGTTGTTACCGGCCCAATACACCGGGCGGTAAATAGAGCGAGGGTCACCCGGCCAATCCTCCGAGGCTTTGACTACCTCACGGTCAACCGTATCGTAGACATAGAAGAAGGCAGTCATTTTACTGGTTTCCAGACTTGGATGTTACCCGGCAGGGGATCGATGAGCCCCTTGAGCAACCACTCCGGTTCGGTGTACCCAGGCCACTCCAGCGCATAAGTCTCGCCACGGTTGGCCAGGGCCACCGCGGTCAAGTCATGCAGCGCCTTGGACACCAAGCCTACGTTCACCCCATTGCGCGGGGTAACCATGTGTTGTAGGATGCCCACCTTGCCAGTGGCACGCAGGTAGAACTCCCCACTATCGCCACACGTCTCCTTGATCCACGCTCCCATCTTCACCTTTAGGGTAGGGTATTTAAGACCCAACACCCCGGCGAGACCATTGAGCATAATAAGCTCTCCTGACTCAGCTTTCAGCTTACTTCCTACACATATGATGAAATGATCGACTTTGTCGAAAACTTCCATCATATCCCCGTAAATAATCTTGTTCATCACTCACCTCGTAGCATTTCAGCAACCCGAACACATTCGGGCACACAGGATTCAAGTTGGGGTTCCCATCGAGCAAAAGGCAAAGCTATTGCAGCCATTGACATCCATTCGTTTGCTTTGCACCACGAATAGCAACCTTCATAGGTTTGGGCTAGTTTTTTGAGCACTTCGTCACTATTGCTTTGTTTGTTGCTGATAGGCACACCATCGACGTACTCACCGTCTTTGGTGAAGTGAAACATGTATAAACTCATGGTTTACCCCGCACAGAGCATGGCAACTTGCAACTCTGGCGGCACATCATCATGCGCCACCGTCATAAATGACGGACGTTTGTACAAAGTACCCACGTTGGCATTCTTCCAGCGGATTTCGCGCCAAACCTTGTCGTCACCCGGCTTATAGAAGAATATCCGGCATTTGCCGAACTTCTTGAACGCTTGACGTGCATATTCAGCAGCGTCAAAGCGCTTGAGTTCTTCAAGGTGCTTAACACCATCAGCGAGCACAACAGAGCAGAGAACTGCATCGTTGATGAACGCACGCTTCACAACATGGTTTCTGGTGTTCATAGGATCATCCAATTCATCGAGTGAGAGCAGTCCAGCATATTTGCCACGGAGTTTGCTCATACAGGCTCCAAGACACCCAAAGGGTTCATGACATGGGTCATTGTGGTGCCAGTCCATACGCATGCCTGCATAATGCGGAACATAGCGAATGAATTGACGTACTCTTGTAGCTCTTCAAGAGTTTCAGCATTGTGCATGATACGTTGCCAACCTTTACCATCAAGATGCTTCAGATCAAGCGCAAGACACAGCATGCGTGGTACATCAGCACACTTCTCACTATCTTTCTGGCTTAGCGCCAGTTCTTTGAGTACGAGCCACAAGAAGCCAAGCATTAGTGCGATGAGCAGTACATCAACGATACTTTGAGTGATTTGCTGCATGGTTATGCACCTTTCTTGACAGAAGCGAGGCGAAGACGTTCGCACTCGACATTAATGGCTTCACGAATAGACTTACGCACACCCGGAAGGGCAACCTTGTCGTTCAGCGTGTTAATCACAGCTTCCTTGAAGATTTGGCGCTTACCTTGGGCTTCGAACAGCGCACGCTCAAGATCAGCCACAACAGTAGCCTGAGCCTTCTGCATTTGCAGACGAACACGCTTGGCACCCTTACGGACACCAGCAGTGTGCAGATTCTTAGCTTTCTGGCTTACACTTGGGTCAAGAGCCTGCTTCGCGGTATGAAGTACCAGCATAGTCAGCATTTCAGTAGGATCACTCCCATGCTTGCTGAAGTCCCAGATACCAAGGTCAGTTAATGCCTGAACCAAGACAGCACGGAACTTATCTGCATACTGCCAACGCTCGGTATACACCAGGGTATGCTGGCGCGCATTCTCAACTGTTTCACGCCATTTGGCATCAACAGCATGCAGATGATCCCGTTGTAAGGCATTAGCATGCACTTGTTGGTACTCTTTGCGGGCATAGCCCAACATTGCCCCAACAACCAGACACAACAGTGCACCAATGGTGCCGTAGATGTAGATATTAGTCATTTCCATGGATTACGCCCCGTAAGCCGTATAAATGTTCAATAGAAGGTAAATTGCGCCCATTGCGCAAGCATATTTGCAGAACTGTGCACAGATCAGTTTTATCACAGGCTATCCTTAGCAAAAAGTAAGGCCACCAACCCCTGAGGGATGATGGCCATCGGGATTACGTCAGGTCGAGCATCGACTCTTCGTCGGTACGGGTTGGGTTGTAGCTGAATTCCAGCTTGCTCACCACTTCCGCCAGACGACGTGCTTTTTCATCCGCCAGAGTTTCAGGCGTGTTGTACTTTTCATCACCTGGGCGAGTGACACTGAGGTAAGCCGCCAGTTGTTCGTGGGACTTGTTGCCTTCGACAAAGCGAATGGCATCAACACGGATTGGTGCACCAGCTTTGGTGGCCATGTTCAGGTTGAAGAAGCCGAGGGTTTTCTTAACGGAGTTGCTGCCTTCAGTACGAGCAGGGGAAGCAGCAGTAGTGGATTTACGTTCAACAGCCATGGGAAATACTCCAGAATAATGGATCAAATGAGGTTTTGTGGCAGACAATTGCCTTTACAGGACCGAAGGTCCAGATCTTGCGGGTGACACTCAATCAGGGACAACAATGCCCAAATTGATGGTAATGCCTGCATAAAGGGCAGCAACGTACAAAGTATCGAACGAAACACGCCATTCTTCACCGCGGTTAACGAAACCCACGATGTTGTCGCTAACTTTCAAGACTTCAGCAGCTTTTTTCTGCGTCCACGCGTTATCGCGCACAACCTTGCGCAATTCACGCGCAATCAGTTCTTTCTGATGGCCGAGGCACTGCCGTACAAAGCAATTGGTGTGTTGGATCTGTTTCATAGCTGACCTCCCGGTAATGGCTTCACATTGTAGGTAGCACGCCATTGCTCGATTCCATTCTGGAAACGTACCCAAGTTTGGGTATCGCGCTCGATTGGGCGAGCATTTGCGGGTGGACGAACCACAACAGCGATTTCGTCTCCAACAATTACACGTTGGCCTATTAAGTAGCTCATCACTCATACCTCTGGTTTAGGCTACCGCAAGGCCCCAAAAGGGGCACATAGCAGTATGGTTTTCATCGCCGAAAAGGGCAATTTACACGAACATAGAATATCGGTTTCAGAATGCGAACAACGAGGACTTAATACCCTTGCTGACGAATTCGAAGTGATGCTGTGCAGCTTTGGCCTTCATTTGCTCGAACGTACCGCAGCCACTCTGACTGGCCACTTCAACGAGCATGACATTCTTAATCAGAACATCATTCATAGCGCCACGTTGTAACTCGGCTGCTTGTACTTCACAACTATCACCTTTACGAAGGATCGTAAGCATTTCAGTGTAAGAGTTGGAACATTCCACAGCACCGGTAGCAGTGCTGGCCACACATGACATGAAGTAAGCGAATAGCATGGTTATTCCCCAGCTTTAAGTTTGGAGATCAGCCCACGATAGAACGTGAGTTGGTAATGCCGATACTCGGGACTCAGTACAGCCACATGCTGCGGCATGGCCTTAGTCTCGCGCAGATACTGCGCCAATGTAACCCAGCCACCAATGTTGGCTTGGATTACATCCTTTGCATCGTTGGCTTCCTGTCCAGTGATGTGATCACGAATAGCCATCCAATCAAGGTGGCAACACATGTAAGCGTCACCGCCCGGGTTCTTGTCGAGCAGGCTCAAGGCCAACTCAAGAGTTTGGGAAACATGCATTAGTTGTCCTCCGCTTGCGCGTCAAAGTAGCCTTGTTGCCAGTCGGCACACTTGGTTGGGTCGAACTCTTCATCGAGTTCATAAGCGTCGTAGCCTTCATCGTAAGCGAGAATGTTCTTTGGCATGGTTAAACTCCTTAATGAATGAACTCAACTGAGCATGAAGGCGCAAAGCATCTTCTGTGCTCAGTATTACACTGATTTTCTGTTCGCGAGCATCAGTCATGATCATCGTGAACTGATCCCGCTGTGGATGTTCAATGTCGGTCACGTAGGCAACTAACGTGTCGGTTGGTGTAACACTGCAATGATATTGCTCGCTGACTCTAGGCATGGATATAACTCCTAATTAGAAAGGGATGTAACCCGCTTGCGCGGCTTCAAGTTCAGCAATGTGATCAGCAACCAAGTTGGCTTGATCATCACTGATAGTGCCGCAAGCAACAGCAATTTGCATGGATGCACGCAATGCTTCGATCAATGGTGCACGCGAGCACTGCCTGCACAGCAGATCATCATTGATCTTTACACTGGCTTCTTTGTAGCAGCCAACAGTAGTGCATTGCATAGTAGATAGGAAACCCATGGATAAACTCCTAATTGACGAATTGAATACCTTCACAAGCCCGAGAGGGCAAACTATAACAAGTTGGTCTGTAACCACAGCGCAGCCTTGGCCAATACATCACCATGACATGGTTGAGGCGCACAACAACAACACAAGGTCTTGCCGTGCAATGCACGCACAGCAGCAGCATACCCAGGGTCACTGTGTACACGAGCCCACAGATACACTTTAAACAAGCGAATTACAGTGTCTCTATCACCATACTGAGCACCAATTGGGTAAGGATTACCAAATGTAGTGCCTCGCATGATGTTCACAGCACCAACAGGCACACGGTTACCATGATGATACTTATTGATCACAGTGGTGGTTGTCACAGCAGCTACCTCGCAGGTCACACGTTGTTTACGTCGGATACGTACACCCATGGGAATACCCTCGAACAAATACCTTAACAGGACCGATAGGTCACAGGTATACATAGGTATGACGAATGGGGATGACAGAATACAGGAATGGGGAAACCTTAGGCTGAAGCATCCACTTTGCACCCACTTTGCACCAAATTCAGTGAATTCACCCCTAAACCTCCCTATTTCTCCCCCTATGGGGACTCTGTCTCACTTTGTGTTCGACGAATGGGGAATAGGCAGTAGATGCTCGCTTTGCGTGCAAAGGGGAAGGATTCTTCCGAACCTACTGTCTAAAGGGGAAGAGATGTGTGCTTTGTGTGTGATCTTGTGTGTGCTTGTAAAAAAGAGCTGATACTCAGCCCTGTTTAGGAGTTGAGTACCAGAGTGCAGCGACTAAGACGATGGTGATACTGAAGCAGGCAATGGCAAGGTAATCTTCGAATGACACGGTTATTCACCTGAATGGGACGGACCATAGGCGGAGAACACCATGTACAGCGCGCTAGTACCGAGAACGACAGTAAAGCCGAGCAAGATAGCTTGATATGCTAAGGACATGGGATTCTCCTAAGGATTACGAAGGATTAAGCAGCTTTGGATTGCTTGGTTGGTTTATCAGATTCAGCTTCGACTTTGAGAGCAGCCAGTTTGGCAGCCAGGTCAGAGGCAGAGATGGCAGACTCAGCAGCACGGATGCGAGAGTTGATGTCATATTTGCCACGGAGAGTGTCGAGTTTCTCGTTACGTTCGAGAGTAGCGATCTCATTGAAGCCTTCAGCAGCACCTTCTACCCAAGAGGCAGAGTGAACAGCAGCATTGGACAGCTTGGTGCCAGCAGTGAACAGGTTGGTCAACATCAGGAAGAACTGGGCAGCCATTGCGAAGAATTGAGCGAACATGGTGTATCTCCAATCGGTTGGTTTAAGGTGAACACCGCTTGGTGTCCACCACATGGCCGAAGGCTAGGTAAGGAGATCCTCTACGTAATGAATGATAGTTAGCGTACAGAGCGCAGTGATCAACATAATTGTAGTCCATGGACAGTACAGGAGTGTACCTGGACAGGGCCGCAGGCCCGTAAGGACACCAAGGGTGGTGGGTAGTTGAGGAAAACTCAATAGTGATGACCCCGGGGGGGTGGATCGGCTTGGGGGTGAGCCGTTACATATGTACTGAGTTGATCAGTCTATGAAGAATTTCTACCCTACTGCGATGAATGGCACCTATACTCCCCCTTATGACAACGACGGGTGGTTCCTATGCCGAAGGCACGCGAAGCGATGGCTGTTCAACACTTCAAGCGGGTGGATCGTCCATACCAGTACATCGCTGCACGAATGGGCGGGCCATTTGATCCCTTGCCTTCTTGGTTTCGCTTGTTGGAAGAAACCGGTACTCTAAGGTACGATAGCGAGCATAATGTCGAGGTTCGTGTGATAACGGGCGCTTGGCAGACTGTTGAGCAGGGTGACTGGGTGGTTCTGCAGCGCAGTGGTGAGTCTGACCTTACTGGTTTCGATAAGTCAGCAATCTGGCACGTAGAGCACGAAGACTTCATAAAATTATGGGTAGCAACGGATGACTGACTTACTGACACCGGAACAGTTCAAGATGGTGCTCCCGGCACAGTTCCGGGGGAATGTTACACAAGAAGTCATGGATGGGGTCAATGCGTTGTTGGCTGACCCGAACCTGGCTGAAGCTTACCGTGAGCGCATGATTGGGCACACAAGTGTGCTGCGTGAGGGGAAGTTCAAGCTTGAGAGTTATCTCGGTGCCGTGAAGTACGTCACGCAGAAGATGATGAACAAGAGTAATCTGGATGCGTACATTGCGACCTTTCCTGATAAATATCAGGACTTCGTTGCGCGAGGCGTAAGCCAGAAGGATATCAGCTCGTATGTGTCAGCTTTTAATAAGTCGAAGCTGGTAACGTTGATCATGGAGCAGGCGTTGATCCCCGCGTGGATCGGCAATCAGGACATGTATCAACAGGCGTTGAATGCGCAGTTTGACCTGGGTATGAATGCGTCGAGTGAGAAGGTGCGGGTTGAGGCGCTGAACAGTGTACTGGGGCAACTTAAGCAACCGGAGAAGACCAAGATCACGCTAGATATCAGCGAGGAAGTGGGCGACACCATGGGTGCCGTACGAAAGCAAATGCAAGATCTGGCCGAGCAACAGCGGCAGTTCATTGAAGGTGGTTTCGGTAATGCCAAAGAGGTCGCGGCTCAGCGCCTTCCCTTTGAGATCACACCGCAATGAATGTTACCGAAATGATCGTTGCGGTTGATGAAGTGTACAAATCTGTAGATGGTTGGCTTGATGGGGTCGATTATGCAATGGATCCGTCATATGTGCCCTCTCAGTTCGCACTTGAGTTCGTAACCTTCATTAAGCTGGTGAATGGTGGCCAAGGCGAGGAAAACACCACACCTGTGCTGCACTTGCACATGCTTGATGAGATTGAGTTCATTGAGTACGACGAGAAGGGTGAAGTCAACCGATTCCCTCGGATTGCCAACATGGTGTTCCGAGGTGCGGCAAAGACCACGCTTATGGGTGAATACCTGTTCCTTTACATCGGAATGTACGGGGGGCTGCCGAACTTCGGGCGGATTGAGCTGGCTCTGTACGTTTCCGACAGTATGGAGAACGGCGTGAAGAACATGCGCAAGAACTTGGAGTTTCGCTATGAGAATAGCGATTTCCTCAAGAAGTACATGCCGGCCAAGTCTCCAGACAACCCAAGCGGTACCGAGTTCACGGATATCCGTTGGAAGTTCGTAAACCTTGATGGCAACGTGTTCATTGTCAAAGGCTATGGCGCCAAGACCGGTGTGCGGGGTTCCAAGGAAATGGGTAAGCGTCCGCGTCTTGCGGTGCTCGATGACTTGATTTCCGATGATGATGCACGTTCACCAACGGTTATTGCCGCAGTAGAGGACACAATCTACAAAGCGGTGGATCACGCCCTGCATCCGCAGCGAAACATGATCATCTGGTCAGGTACACCCTTCAACGCCAAAGATCCGCTGTATAAAGCGGTGGAATCGGGTGCTTGGCGGGTGAACGTGTACCCTGTGTGCAACCAGTTCCCTTGTGCGGAAGAAGACTTCCTTGGTGCCTGGCCTGACCGTTTCCCGTACAGCTTCGTGAAGAAGAAGTTCGATACGGCAATGAAGGTGGGCAAGGTCGACACATTCAACCAAGAACTGATGCTTCGCATCATGTCCGACGAAGATCGTCTGATTCAGGACGGCGAGATCAGTTGGTACCGCAAAAAGAACGTGATGCAGTTCAAATCGAACTTCAACTTCTACATCACCACGGACTTCGCAACTTCCGAGAAGCAATCGGCCGACTTCAGCGTAATCAGCGTGTGGGCATACAACTACAATGGTGACTGGTACTGGGTGGACGGTATCTGCCGCCGACAGGACATGTCTGCCAACCTGACTGACCTCTTTGAACTGGTTTCGAAGTGGCGGCCTATGGGCGTTGGTATTGAGGTATCTGGTCAGCAATCTGGTTTCATTCCTTGGATTCAGGACATGATGATCCAGAAGAACATCTTCTTTGTGCTGACTTCGGAGAACAACAGCTCCAAGCCGGGTATTCGACCGAATACCAACAAGATGCAGCGATTCAACACGGTTGTGCCATTGTTCAAGCTGCACAAGATCTATTTCCCTGAAGAGGACAAGACAGGTACGGTCATGATGGAAATGGTCAACGAGTTGAGCCTTGCGTCGGCAAGCGGGTTCCGCTCGAAGAAAGACGACTTCATTGACACGATCTCGATGCTTTCGGTCATGCGTCCGGTCGCGCCGACCTCTCAGGACATTGAGCAGCGCGAAGGTGGGGGAATGTGGGATGATGACTACGCGCCGGAGCCCGGGGCACTGGCCAACTACTTAGCGTGAGGTATTAATGAAACTGTCCTACATTTTAAGCCAACTGGAAACCAGTGAGCTGAAACAACTGAGCTGTACCGATCCTGTCACGGGCAAGATCAAGGCTGAGCAGTACCAGGGTATCGTCGATGTGATGAACCAAGGGTTGGTTGACCTGCACACCCGCTTCGACCTGAAGATCGGCAAGGTCGAGGTACCGATTGATCCGCTGGTTTCGGTGTACGACATGACCGCGGTAGATCCGCAGGTACGGGGTCGATTCCTGCAACTGCATAAGGTGACCGATGAATGCGGCCGTGACCTTCGGGTCAACGACTTCACCGATTGCTCGCTGAGCTTCCGTAACCAGTTCGTCTTCGAGGTGCCGGAGTATCTGCGCACGGTGCATCCGCTGGTGCAGGTCAATGTCATGTACCGTTCGTTGCCAATCAAGATTGGCGACTGCTACGGTGATCTGGACCCGGAGATGGTGGAGGTGGAACTGCCGATGGCCTACGTCTGGGCATTGTGCCTGTATGTGGCCAGCCGTTTACACACACCGGTGGGCCTGACCGACGGAACCTACCGGGTGAATGCTTTCCTTGGTTTGTTCAACGCCGAGTGTGCGCGTTTAGAGGAAGTCGGTATGGATATGGACTTCCAGCGGGATCTGGGCCAACTTCGACGAGGTGGCTGGGCATAAAACAAAAAAGGAGCCAATCGGCTCCTTTCTTTTTGAATAGGTGGCGGGATTACTCTCCCGCCTGTTCGCACCGTTCTTCGCAACGGTACAGAATTATTTTCCGGTAGAACCGAAGCCGCCCGCACCGCGGTTGCTCGATTCACTGAATTCGCTCACGAATTGTAGCTCTGGTGTCACAACTGGCACAACAACGAACTGAAACAGGCGCTCGCCTGCTGCCCACTGCACACAATCCCCCGCACGCCCCTGAATGTTCACCTTCCATTCGCCTTCGTAGTCGGAATCTATTACCCCGCAGGTATTGCCCAAACGGATACCTGATTTCACGCCTGCACCTGAGCGTGGCAGAATAAGGGCAGCATGTCCGGCAGGAACCTTGGCAGCGAAGCCAAGCCCGTGCAATTCAGCATTACCACTCACAGATGTACCGGGTTTAGGCATATACAGGTCATAACCTGCTGCACCTTCCGTTCCGCGTGTTGGTGTGATCAAATCCGGGTGAAGTTTGATGATTTCCACTATGATGCGTTCCTTTACTGGTTTAGGAGATGTGCCAATGGCACTTGATGAACAACAACCGCTCGTTACTAAGAACGAGCATAGCTTAACGGATTGGCCGAAAGAACCAACCCTTTCTGAGCTGAAGGCTGACGTTGAGGGCTCGAATAACTCCCATAACGCACAGGTTCAACAGATTGACACTTGGTTGGACTATCTCCACACCAAGGGCCAGGGTGCTGCGCCGAAGCTAAAGAACAAGTCTCAGGTGCAGCCAAAGACGATCCGTCAGCAGGCAGAGTGGCGGTATGCTTCGCTGTCCGAACCTTTCCTGTCGTCCCCGGACATCTTCGAACTGAAGCCAGTGACATGGGAAGATCGGAACGCGGCGATCCAGAATGGTCTGCTGCTCAACAACCAGTTGAACACTCGCATCGACAAGCAGCACTTGGTCGACACGATGGTGCGCTGTGCCGTGGATACCGGGGTGGCATTCCTCAAGGTGGGCTGGAAGCGTGAGGTAAAGAAGTCCAAGCGCATGGTTCCACAGTACGAGTTAACCTCGAACCCGGAATACCTGCCAATCATGCAGCAACTGGATCAGCTCAAGGCTGAATCCCCGTCGCAATACTTCGAAGTGGACGAAGGCTACCGTCTCGCCCACGAAACATATGAAACCGACGGTATTCCTTATGCTCCGTACCAAGTCGGGATGATCGAAGAAGAATACGAAGAAGTTCTGGCAAACCACCCCACTTTGGAGGTGGTATCGCACAAGAACGTCATCGTCGATCCTTCCTGCAACGGTGTGTTGGAAAACGCCGGGTTCGTGGTGCACAAGTTCCTTTCCAGTCAAGCTGATCTGAAAAAGGATGGTCGTTACAAGAACCTCGACAAGATCAAAGCTGACCAGTCGAATCCGTTGTCCGAGCCCGACTATGCGGTGAACGCGAAGGACAAGACCTTCAACTTCGCGGATAAGGCACGAACCAAGTTCGTTGTGTACGAATACTGGGGTTACCGCGATGTTCACGGTAAAGGTGACCTGACTCCGTTCGTTGCAGCATGGGCAGGCGATGTTCTGATCCGTATGGAAGAGAACCCGTTCCCAGACAACTGCATTCCGTTTGTGGCGATCCCTTACCTGCCCGTGTTCGAATCGGTCTACGGTGAGAGCGATGGTTCGCTGCTGATTGAAAACCAGAAGACGATCGGTGCAGTTCAGCGCGGAATGATCGACGTACTGGCGAAGTCTGCCAACGGCCAGACTGGTATCGCGAAAGGTGCGCTCGATGCGGTGAACCAGCGCAAGTTCGAAGAAGGGCGGGACTATCAGTTCAACCCGGGCAATGACCCGCGAACTGCGATCCACACCCATACCTTCCAAGAGTTGCCGACCTCTGCCTGGCAGATGGTGCAGAGTCAGAACCAACAAGCGGAGGCCATGACCGGGGTACAGGCTTTCTCTGCTGGTTTGAGCGGTTCGTCTCTGGGTGATACAGCAACTGGTGTGCGTGGTGCACTGGACGCTGCATCCAAGCGTGAGTTGGGCATTCTCCGGCGTATAGCCGCAGGTGTGGTCAAAGCCGGGCGCAAGATCATCGCAATGAACGCTGTGTTCCTTGAAGACCGCGAGGTCATCCGGGTTACCAACCAATCGTTCGTAGAGATCCGTCGTGACGACTTGCCGGGTAACTTCGACATCAGTCTGGGTATCTCGACCGCCGAAGAAGACAACGCCAAGGCACAAGAACTGTCGTTCATGCTGCAAACGGTTGGCCCGAACGCCGGCTGGGGCGTGACTTCTATGATCCTGGCTGATATCGCCCGTCTGCGCAAAATGCCGGACTTGGCGAAGAAGATCACGGACTACCAGCCAGAACCAGACCCGATGGAACAGGCGAAGGTTCAGTTGGAGCTGCAATTGCTGCAAGCGCAGATCGCTACCGAGCAAGCCAAGGCCGCACACTATGCAACCGGCGCGCAGCTCTCTTCTGTGAAACAAGGCACCGAAGTTGCGAAAGCCAACGCATTGAATGCGAACGCTGACAAAACTAATCTCGACTTCCTTGAACAAGAGTCTGGCGTAGCACAAGAGCGCAACTTGCAGTCACTTGACCGTCAAGCAGAAGGTCAGGCACGATTGCAGGCAGTTCAGTCGGTTATCCGTCAACAAGAGGCCAGCCAAATGAATAAGCCTAGCGCTTCGTAACGACAATCGGTAATATGCGGGACTTCTCACGAAGTCCCCTCTAATTTCACCAAGGAGCACCCCAAATGGGCAATGCCGTCAAACAAATTGAAATCACCATCGAACAATGCAAAGAAGTTATTGAACGCGGCAAAGCGCTCAATCGTTTGCTGGAAAACCCCGATTTCACCGCACTGATCATGAAAGGTTACATGGAGCGTGAATCGCACCGTCTGACCCTGCTGCTGGCTGACCCGGCGTGCGAAACTCCACAGGCCCGCGACAATGTCGTGCGTGACCTGTCTGCTATTGCGCAATTGAACGCGCACTTCCGCACTATCCGCACTTCCGCTGAAGTGGCTCAGCGTACCCTGGTCGAACACGAAGAGTTGCTGCAAGAAGAACTCGTCGCAGACTTGGAGGTTTAACCTATGTCTGACTTCCTGACGATGTCCGATGCTGACTTCATGGCGCAAGGCGCTGGCAAGTTGGCTGAAGCGCAGGCTGCTACCACAGAGTCCACGACTACTGAGGAAACTTCCAATGCAGACGCCACTGCTGCCGCCGAGGCACTTGCCACCGAAGAAGGCAATGCAGCTAATGTTGCTGCAAATGTTTCCGAAGAAGCAAACCAAGAAAGCGAAACGGAGAATGAAGGGAGCGAGCAGGAAGAAAGCGGCACATTTGCATACGATACTGACGCGAATGATCAAACTCAGCCAAAACTGGGCGCTGATGGTCAACCAATCACCAAACCAGAAGTAAAGAAGGCCGAAACTGCTGCCTCTACTCCTTCTGACACTGGTTTGCCTGAAGGCGCTGGTCGTATCTTCGAGACCTTCCGTGCGAACGGTCGCGACATGCAAGTGAAGTCTGTGGACGAAGCAATCCGTCTTATGCAGATGGGTGCCAACTATTCGCAGAAACAGGCTGTTGCCAAGAAAGATCGCGCATATGTGAAAGTTCTTGAGCAGAATGGCCTACTTGACCATGAAAAGTTGGCGTTTGCTGTTGACTTGATGGCCGGAAAGCCCGAAGCTATCGGTAAGTTGCTGAAAGAATCAAAGATTGACGTTCACGACATCGACGACGACAAAGTTGCAGCATACCGCGCAGAATCTCGCGCACCTAGTGCAGCATCCCTGGACCTCGACGAAGTTGTAGCAGAAATTGAAGGTACTACTCACTTCACTCGCCTTGTTGGCGAAATGAAGACTTGGGACCAAAAGTCCCAGGCATTGTTGGGTAGCCACCCTCAAGCGCTGAAACAGCTCACTGAGCAGATGGATTCAGGCGTTTATGACAAAATCATGGACGAAGTCAATCGGCAACAGGTATTGGGCGCGTTGACTGGTGTGCCGGTAATGCAGGCATACAACGAGATCGGTCAGAAGATGGCCGAAGCTGGTGCATTCAACGCCCCGGCTCCGAAGGGTCCAGTTACCAAGCTGGTCACTCCGGGCAAAAAGACTTCGCCGGCTACGAAGGCCGATGAGGAACGCCGTCGCGCTGCTGCCCCTTCGAAGGGTGCAACGACTGCAACACAAGAAGCGAAGAAACCTGACTTCCTCTCGATGAGCGATGCAGATTTCTTGAAGCAATCCAAACCGTAATAAGGAAAACCCGCGATGGCAGCTCCAAATACTTACACCCCGGCTTCGTATAATGCCCCACCAGGCACACCGTCCAGCATCGGCCCACAGGCCTATGAAGAGTACCACCAGAAACAGGCGTTGATCGAAGCACGCCGTGAACAGTTCTTCACCCAACTGGCCGACGTTACCGTCATGCCGAAAAACATGGGCAAGAAGATCACCAAGTTCCACTACATCCCACTGCTCGACGACCGTAACGTCAACGACCAGGGTATTAATGCGAACGGCGCAACCATCGCCAACGGCAACCTGTACGGCTCCAGCAAAGATATCGGTGTCATCACCGGTAAACTACCAGCTCTGACCGAACATGGTGGCCGCGTTAACCGCGTTGGTTTCACCCGTATCGAACTGGAAGGCACGCTGGAAAAGTTCGGTTTCTACGAAGAGTTCACTCAAGAATCGCTGGATTTCGATAGCGACGAAGAGCTGGACATGCACATCACCCGTGAAATGGTGAACGGTGCTCACCAGATGTCCGAAGCTGCTTTGCAGATCGACATCCTGAACGCTGCTGGTGTAATTCGTTACGCTGGCGATGCAACCTCCACCGCCACTCTGGGCAAAGACGATGTCGTCACTTACGACGACCTGTTGCGTCTGGGCATCCAACTGACCAACAACCGTACTCCGCGTACCATTACGCAGATCAACGGTACCCGTCTGACCGACACCCGTACCATCCCGGGCGCTCGTCCTCTGCATTGCGGTTCCGAGTTGATCCCAACTCTGAAAGCGATGAAAGACCTGCACAACAACCCGGCATTCATCTCGGTCGAGAAGTACGCGGCTGGTGGTGAAACTCTGATCGGCGAAATCGGCCAGATAGATGAGTTCCGTATCATCATCGTGCCGGAAATGCTGAAGTGGGCTGGCGCTGGTGCAGTTCTTGAAGTTGGCGATTCGTCCAGCCACGACAACGGTACCAACTACGACGTGTTCCCAATGCTTTGCATCGGTGACGGGTCTTTCACTACCATTGGTTTCCAAACCGACGGTAAATCGGTGAAGTTCAAGATCATCAAGAAGCTTCCGGGCGTTGAAACTGCTGACCGCCTGGATCCGTACGGCGAAATGGGCTTCATGGCCATCAAGTGGTACTACGGCTTCATGACCCTGCGTTCCGAGCGTATCGGTCTGATCAAGACCATCGCTTACCTGTAAGGGTAACTGCAACACCATTTGGGGAGCTTCGGCTCCCCTTTTGGGTACAACTCGCACCGTTTCTGGAGAAACACAATGGATGAAGTAAACGCAGTACCTGATGAACTCGAATCCCTTAAAGCCCGAGCTGCAAAGCTGGGGATTACCATTGACGGTCGTTGGGGCGTAGAAAAGCTCCGCGAAGTCGTGAACGCTGCAATTGAAGGCGTTAAGCCAGTGACCGAACCAACTACCGCTCCTGTTACCCAGCCAGCTCCAGTAGCCGCACCAGCTCCTGCTGTTAAAGCAGTTGAAGCTGCCCCAGCCGTTGCTCCGGTAGCGCCAGTCGAGAGCGAGATCAAGTCCCCGGTTGAAGTCACCAAGATGCCTTCGCTGGCCGATGCCATGAACGAGGCTCCGGTTGATGCCGGCCCGGAAACTGAAGGCCAACGTAAGAACCGTCTGCGCCGTGAAGCGATGGCACTGGTTCGCGTGCGTGTGTCCTGCATGGACCCACAGAAGAAGAACCTGAAAGGCGAGCTGATCTGCGTATCCAACCGCAACTTCGGCACCATCCAGCGTTTCATTCCATTCAACCGTGAATGGCACATCGAGAAGGTGCTGTACGACGTGCTGGCTGAAAAGGAATACATGGTGTTCGACCGCGAGAAGACCGGTCGTGCTGGCATTGAAGTCGTGACCCCACGAAACGTTCCAGCCTTCAACATCCAGGTTCTGCCGCCGCTGACCAAAGGTGAGCTGAAAGACCTGGCTCAACGTCAGGCCATGGCCGACGGTACCCGTCAGGAGTAATAACGTATGGCAGTTACCCCGATTACCCTCAACGACTTGACCCAAGCCACAGTCGGGGGTTCCGGGGCATTCGATACGCTGATGCGTTCGATGGTCGGCCACCTCGAATTGGAGTTCAATAAAGGACGCCTTCGAGGGGCTGACTACGCCAACGTCTACCTGAATGCACTGACCCCGGTATTGCAAAATGCCGTGGTCTTTTTGCTTCAGAAGGGCGAAGCGGCGAACAAAGCAGCATTGGTCGATGCTCAGGTACGTCTGACCGAAGTTCAGATCCTCTTGGCGGAAGCCGAGCTGGAACGTGAGCTGATCAACAAGGAACTGGTGCAAGCACAGGTTTCCAAGACCATTGCTGAAACCGTGAACCTCGGCCAGCAGTTGTTGAACCTTCGTGCTGAAGAGTGCGTACTTAAATCGCAATACGACATCAACCTGTCACAGAACCTGCAAGTCGTAGCGCAAACCAGTCTGGTTAACCAGAAGGTAGCAACCGAGAAGGCACAAACCTCTGGTGTAGCTATAGAGCCGGCTTCGGTGATTGGCAAGCAGATCACCCTGTATACCGCACAAGCCAATGGCTTTGATCGGGATGCAGAGCAGAAAGCGGCCAAGGTGATGATTGACTCGTGGAACGTACGCCGAACCACGGATGTGGGTACCGTAGCGGACGGAGTCAACCAACTCCACGATGCCAACGTGGGTCGCGCAGTGAATGCGCTACTCGGGGGCGTCGGAGCCTAAACCAGCGTGGTAGTCTAGGGGAACTTCGGTTCCCCTTTTCTTTTGGAGCAATTCATGGGGCTTTTCAGCAGCAAAAAGACATACACGGTCAACGTGACAGTAAGTTCCGTGTTTGAGGAAGATCAGATCCCAACGAGCGCGCTCAACGGCTTGATCAAGGGGATCATGCAAGAAGAAGACATTGTGCCGTCGATGCTAGACGAGATCTCGCAATGCATGGGCATTCGTGCCATGACAGCCCTGCATAACACACAAGTGAAGGGCTATGAGCCAGGCATTCCATCGGCGCAAGTAGCGACCTACATTCAAGCCAAAGATCAGGTGATCAGCGCAATTGAGGCCAACATCGGCCGGCAGATCGCTGTTGAGTATTACTACATGGGTCCGCTGAACTCGATGCACTTCGGCTGGCAGTATTGCCACGATTCGTTGGGGTACAACGGGGCCACCAACGAGTTAACGGTACTCAGTGCTTCTACTGGTTTCCCGTGCTACTTGTCGGACATGAAAGCCACGTACCTGCGTGAAGACTTCGATTGGATGATCGCCACCAACGATACCGGGATGCTCACGCAACTTGGCCCGTCTCCGCGCTCTGGTTATCGCCCTTCGGCGCCGTTCAACACATTGAGCGGCATGGGCCAGTACGCAGAGCAGCCAGCGTACGAAGTGAGCGACGTTTCGACTGAAGACTACGTGACTATCCAATACGAGTTCAAAGACGCCAATGGCGTGTTCCAGACCCGGGGTATCACTGTTTCCATGGCTTCGTTGGACAACATCGCCGACTTCCACATGTGCCGCTACACGGACTCGACCGGCAAGACCGGGTTCTTCACCTACCTGCACGGTTCGGGTACCTATCCGTCTATTGATCTGGCTTACGCCCTGGAACACAGCCCGCTGGGTACGTACTTCCCATGGACCTACTTCCGACACCATGGACAAGACGCTTACGATGTCGAGACGCCGACCAGCATGGATCAGATGAAGGCTTGGTGTGATCAACTGGGGGTGAGCTACGATCAACTGTACGATGGGGTGCATGAAGACCCAAACGTGGACGATACCGAGCAAAGCTTGCTGTTGATGGCCATTAACCCAGGCCACGAGAACCAAGCGTGCCGGGAATACCTGTTCAAGCATTTCAGTGCCCTACATGCGAACGCATTGCCACAAGTGCAACTAGACCCGTCGCTTGAAGGCAAACTGAATGCCTTCACGTCGTCTCCGTCGCAAATGCAGCATATCCGGGACAATCGCTTTGCAATGTCCTTCCAGTTTAGCGGTATCTCCAAACGCCGCGTTCCCGGGAAGGTTGCCAACAAAAATCGCTATAATTCGCGCTTCGGCATCCTAAGCCAAGACAGTCAGAACTACCTGACCCAGACACCTATCGGTACCGGGGTCGACAATGCTTTCTTGGAGCAACCGGGTTGGATCTATCAATATCAAGTCAATGACTCGGTATACGAAGAGATCATCGTCTATGGCCTGCGGGTGAACTACGAAGTTCACAGTAAGAAGGGATTTGCGGCAAGTAGGCAGGATAAGGAACTGCTTATCCCAATTGACTCGGCAATCGTGCAAACCATGTCGGTTCCTACACGAGAGCAGCTTCTGTGCCGGTCCCTTACCATGATGGTGAACACGGTGATCATTACCAAGTCGCCGTGGTACGCCTCGTCGGCCTTCCGCACCATCCTGATCGTGATTGCCGTGGTGATCACCATTCTGTCGGCAGGTTCGGCTTGGCAGACCGTTGTGGCGGCTTGGGGGGTAGGTATCGGGGCATTTGCTGTCGTGATCATCACAACCATCGTGAAAACCATGGTTATCAGTTATGGGGTGAGGTTGTTCGCCCAAGCAGTAGGCCCGAAGGCAGCTTTGATCATTGCGATAGTCGCCGTGATTTATGGCAACACAACAGCCGCGTCACAAGCCTCAGCGACATGGGCAGAGAATCTGGTGCAGTTGGGTACGTCTCTGGTAAAGGAAGCCGGGGCATTAAACCAGCAACAGATAGCTGCGGGTCTGAAGGATATCGTTGAGGACGCTGAAGCGTTTTCTGTGTGGGCACAAGACCAAATGGACGGGTTAACTGATAACATGCTGGCCTTGGGTATGAATCCGGCAATTGTCGGGCTAAATGCCTTCGATGTGGTAAAGATGGGTCCGCGGCTTGTTCTTGGCGAGAATCCATCGGATTACTACGCACGAACTGTGCATGCGAGCAATATCGGCACATTGGCATTCGATATGACAGAATCCTATGTTGCGATACAGACTTCGCTGCCAACTTTCAATCAAACGCAGGAGAGCTTCAATTATGGCGGGGACTAACTTCTTGCCCTTCGATTTCGACCTTAGCGGTATCTTCGGGGGTACAACAGGCGGTAACGACAATGGCACGGGGTTGGTTAACTTCCCTGGCTTCGGTGGTGGCGGTTCTACTGGCGCACCTACTACTGGTGGTAGTGGTGGCTTGTTCGGCAATATGTTTAGCCGGCAATCGCTGTTTGGTGGTACCGACCAGAACACGGGTATTTCGACTGGCGGTTGGGCACCGGTAGCATTGGGTGCAGGTCAGGCCATCTTCGGTGCGCTGCAAGGCAACAAAGCGACCAAGCTGGCTGAAGACCAGTTCAAGGAAGGCCGTCGCCAATTCGACCTGAACTTCAACGCTCAGCGTCAAACTATCAACTCGCAACTGGAAGACCGTCAGCGTGCACGCGTTGCGTCGAACCCGACGGCATACGAGAACACTGACGACTACCTGCGTAAGAATCGGGTGTAACCATGGCCGAACCAATCACATGGCGTAACGTCGGCGGTGGAGGTGGGGGCAACCCCGCTGCTCTGCTGGCTATGGGACAGAATCAGGTACAACAGGGTCTTTCGGCTCTTGGTGGCCTGTTCCGAGACGAACAGAAACTTCAAATCCGCAATTCGGCGCAAGTTCGGGAGAACAACACGTCTCAGTATCTTGATGCTGTGGCAAACGCTGGGGGCGTCGATGCGCTACAAAACCCTGAAACTCGTGCTCAACTCGAAGGTATGCGCGCAGGATTCGGCGCAGCCATTGACCGAGACGCTACTCGCGGTGCAATTGACAACCGAGTCAAGAGTCTCCAGCAACAAACCATGGTGGATAATCAGTTCACGGATCAGGCGACGGAACGCCAGCAACGAGGTCTGGTAGACCAAGGTTTGGAACTGGCTCAAGCCGGGGATATGCAGGGCGTGCAGAAATTGCTCGCTGATACGCAGTTCTTGGACGAAGGCAAGGTTGCCAACAATCTCATGGGGATCTTGGATGCCAAGACCCGCCGTCAGTACGCTGCCGAGGACCAACAGCGTCAGGATCGCGCTGAGGGCCGTCAGATCGCACAATTCCAAGAGAGCATGGCTGCTGCTTCGGAAAACCGTCTGATGCGTAAAGAAGCGCTGGCAGATTCGCGCCAAGAGCGTGCTTTCCGCAATGGTGCTCGAACTCTGGACGATGCGGCCGAACAAGCCAAGACAATCCTGAACACGCGCTTGGCAGGCAACGAATGGGCCAACACTTCGACTGACCCGGGCAAGGATGCTGCGGTTCTGTTGAAAGGGTTGACTGACAGCGGCAAATTCACGTCGTTCCTCAATTCTGACAAGACGGACATCCGTCAGATGCAGGAAGGCGTAACTGACCTGCTTTCAACCGGTGTTGACGTAGACGGACAGACCTACAAGGTTCCGCCTGCTTTGCTACAACAAGTCATCAACCAGAACAGCAAAAACTGGAATCTGTTCGATAACCCGATGGATAGCATCCGCAACGACCTGCGCAATAGCCTATCGGGTAATGCAGGTGCAGGAAACCGTGCAAAAGTGCGTGAAGCGCAGACAGTACGGGATCAAGCGAACAATGTGATGCAAACCCTTAAACGGGCGAAAACACAGCTCGGTACTAGCTCTACGTTGGACACTTCTGGTATTGTGCAGGCACTCGCTGAGTTGGCAGGACAAAAACCGGTCACTTCGTCGAAGTCAAACCAAAACCTCCTGCCTAACGCAGATGAGGACATTCCCGACTCCTGGCCCCCTAAAGGACAGGTAACGAACATTCAGTAGGAGATTTACATATGGCAAACGGCAACGAGAACAACGGTTTCGACCAACTGTTCCCTGCCGGCCTGCCTGCCGCACAGGAAGGGGGCTTTAAGCCCCTTTTCGACCTTTCGGCTAAAGCTGAATCGGTTGCGGCAGCTTCTGTTATCAAGAAGCAGTCTCTTATCGACAAGATGGGTTTTGACTACGACGACACTATAGGGATCGGCACTAACCTTGCCGCTTCCGCTGTGTCCGGTGCCAGCCGTTTGGTTGGTAACCTCGCAACCCTCCCAGTCGATTTGATCTCTGGTTTGGCCCAAGGCTCTGTACCTGAAGAACAGGTGCAGGCATACAACCGTGTGCAAACTGGTCAAGCATCTGATGCTGACCGTGCACTGTTGAATCAAACTGCACCGTTGGATGACGGTGTACCGCAAACGTATATGGAACGCCTTCAAGGCACCCAAGGTTTGCAAGAAGTCGGTCAGAACATCGGCAACTTCTTCGATATCTCGAGCATCGTTGATACCACGGAACGTGATCGCCTTAGCCGCGACATTCGTGAAGAAACTGCCGGTGGTGTTGCAGATTTGCGCAGTGCTGCGGACAGCTTCAATGAAGGCGACTATCTCGACGCTGCTACTACCGGTGCGAAAGGTTTGGCTTCGACTGTGGGCAATGCGCTCGCAGCCGGTGCAGTCAACCCACTCGCTACCACGGAATACGTGGTAGAGAACGTTCCTCAGTTATTAGCTGCGGCATACAGTGCGCCAGCCATGGCTGTATCGAACGCGGGTTACGGTTTCGACGCTTACCGCGCAGGTGTCCGCGACTTCTATGACAAGAACGACGGCCAACTGCCAAACGCTGATGAGCGTGCGAAAATGGGCGCGTTTGCGGCATCTGCGGCATTGGCTGAGAACATCGGCGATGCCTCTATGCTTCGTGGTTTCCGCAACGCGGGTACCGGGTCTGCTTCCAAGGCAATGTCTGCTGCTGCCGGTATCGGCGGTGCAATGACCCGAGAAGGCGTTACTGAAGGTTATCAGACTTACGCAGAGGCACGAGCTGCACTTAAAGACCCATCTTTGGAAGAGATCGTCGAAGGCGCCACTATTGGTGCACTTGTCGGCGGTAACTTCCATGGTGCTGTAGAACTGGTGAAAGCCGGTGCCCCAACAGAAGATGCTGGCACTCGTGCTGCATCCGCTGAAGCTTTTACCGCTGCTGTTGAATCCGGTGATGTTTCGCCTCTTACTGACGCAGAATCTGCCACTTATAATCCGGTTCGTGCTGTTGAAGCGCTGCACCAGATGAACCTGGCACCTGATGCTGATGTTGAGGCAAACCTCGCTCAAGTTGACCAAATTCAGCAAGATGTGACGGCTGATGTGTCGGCTCTCCAAGCCCGTCTGGAAAACACTTCCCCGGAAGCGGTTACCCGGATCGGAGCAATCGTTGATCAGCTTGAGGCCGCTGGTGCAGACCAAGCCCAAATCGCTGAGATGCGTGAGATCCACGAGGCTGTGTCGAGCTACACCCCAGCACAACGGAAAGCTGATGAGGCACAACTTGCCCAACTGGAAAGCCAGTTGAGTGGTATTCATAAAGCGGCCGAGCGCATGCGCATAGACGCCAGCCCTGAGCAGGCTGAAGTCGAAAGCATCGCTACCGAAGCACAGGCAGGTGATGTACAGGCGGCTGACCGGCTGTTGACCCTGACCATGACCAACCCTGATTCCGTGGACACCCAGATTGCCGAGTCTCTTGCACAGAGCGAAGCACTGTCTGAGCCGCAACGTATCGCCATGCGCCTCTTCAGCGAGGCTCAGGTGGCATCCAACGCCCTGAAAGGCCTTACTGGCGTACGTTCGGACATTGCCACTGGTGGCGACGGTTTCAAAGGTATCTCGCAATATCGCAATGCAATCCGTATGGCCCTGGCCAATGGCAACGAAGACGCAGCCCGCTCGCAAGTCGATGGCATCCGCGCATTCGCAACCAGCCGAGAGTCGAAACTGAACGCCATTACCGCTGCCTTCGAGCAAGTGAAGGGCACAGATAATTCGATCAATCTCGTACGGAATCAGCAAGGTGAATGGGGTCCGACTGATCTGAAGGGCAAAGCCCTGAAGAAAGCTGGTGGTCTGGAAGTCTCGGCGCGTTCCTTCAAGCTACGCGACGGTGTGGCTGCTGAAGCGGGCGTATTGGCCAAGACTGCTGCTGCATTCGAAGCTCTGGTAAATGCTGCTCCCTCTCCTGTTTCGGCGCCGGTTGTGCAACCGACGGCTGACGTACAGGGTGACGTTACTCCGGTAGCAAATGAAGCTGCGGTAGAACCAACTGCAGAACCTGCATCGGTAGCTCCGGTGACAGAAGAAGCGGCTGTGCCTGCTGCAGAACAAGAAGCTGCGATCACATCAGAAGATGCCCCGAGCGTGGCCGATGAGGCGCAGGCAAATGCCGGCCAACTCACCACAATCGGCGAGCGAACTGGTGCGGCGGTAACTGCCGACAACTACCGTTCTATCAATCTGGTTTCCGAGCTGTTTGAACAACAGGCCGGCAATGAGACTGATGCAAGCGTTCGCCCGCTGGTAGCTGTCAAAGACTTCGCTTCGGCCGTACAGGCTGGTGAAGTGCAGGCCAAGGACTTCATTGATCAAGAAGGTGACCTGACTGGCCCGCAAACCCAAGCCCTTAACGCTTTCTTTAATTTCGTGCAATTCTCTGCACAAGCGATCCGTGACCAGTTTAAGGTGACTGAGACTCGCGCTAAACGCCCGGACTTCTTCTACCGGGACATGGCGCAGTTCCTTCAGAACGCGGATGGGCAAATTGATGAGAACTTGGCGACTGCTGTCTCGTACGGCATGTTCTCTTGGGCCAACGAAAACGCAACTCAACTGCGTAACTCCGACGAGGGTATCAACGCTATTCTGTTGAAAGAGTTCGATTCTGAAATCTCGTCTGCTGCCTACAAAGAACTGTCGCTGATCGGTACGCGTGAAGCCGTGGTTGCCTCGCAACTGGGTGGGCGTATCGTTCAAGCGATGGGTCTGCGACCAAACCAGCAAGGTACCAATGCCGAGCTGAGCAAACTGGAAGCCTCTATCGGTGCTCGTGCTATCGCCGCCATGGTGAAGCTGAACATCGTTGAGCGTGTCCAACTGCCGGACGTGAAACTTCAGGCACTGATGAATTCTGGCGAGCCGGGTAACTCCCGCTTGAACCACACCTTCGTCCGCGTTAAATCGAGCGAAGTGGATGGCAAGCGTGAGCCGGCTCCTGTGGTCAAACGCATCCGTGAACGCAACGTCGGCTCCCAGTCGGTGGTTGCCAAGCTGATGTCGGTTGAAGCGGCCGGTGTTGAGCCGAGCTACACCCCGGTGAAGTTCGACCAGGCATTCGCCAAGCGTACTGCTCAAGCCGTGCCGAAAGGTCTGGCTGAGACGCTGAATAAGGAAGGCGCCAAGGCTCACGTTGTTCGTCAGAACATGTGGCATGTCTGGGGCCGTCTGAGCAAGCAGGCGCTGTATGAAATGGGTGGTGTGGTAAGCACGTCCGATGCTCCGACTCACGTCGAGAATCTGGCTTCCCGTCAAGCGAAGAACGACGGGCTGATTCAGCAAGTCGAGAACTTCGATACCTTTATCAAGGCAATGGCTGCCGATTCGAGCACTGAAGGTCTGGAACAGCCGCTGTACTTCGGCCGTTCGGTCTGGAAGCCTCAGCGTGTTGGTTTGACTACCAACGTGGTTAATCCACAGACTTCGAAGATCCACCGTCACATGTTGGCCATGCAAGGTTGGAATGCATCCGTCGAGCTGGCTGATGCTGCGTCGATGAACAACTTCAAGCTGCGTGTGCTGGAAGCGTTCGGCAAGAAGACTGAAGCGACCAATACTCCGGTTGTTCTGGCTGGTTACGACGCAATCGTGTCGAATCCTGTCATTCAAGCTGGTATTGATGCATTGGTTGATCTTCTGCGCGATACCGGCAACACCAATGAGAATGCCATCGTCGAGGCGGTAAAAGCCGGCGGTGAGAACTTCCATTCGTTCGACGCACTGGTTGCCCTGGCTGAACAGCGCATTGCTGAACAAGACGGTAAGCCTGCGTTCGAAACCAGCATGATGGGTGAGGTTGACGGTGTAACCAACGGCCCAATGCTGTCCCTGCTGATGCTGGGGGCCAAAGGCTTTGAAACCATGAACCAAGGCGGGTTCTTCGAGCTGGAAAGCCCGTACACGCAGTTCAATGACTTCCATGCGGTTGATGGCAACCTCGACCTGTACGAGTCGAACATTGCTGGTGCGCTGAACCGTCTGCAAGGCCGCAACGTCAACATGTTGCAAGCCATGCAGGTAATCACCGGCCAACTGCAAACTGCTGAAGGTAACGTGACCTCCAAAGGTCGTAACATCATCAAGAAGCCACTGACTGCACTGATGTTCGGCTCTAACCCGAAAACGGCCGTAGAAGGTATGGCTGATGGTTTCGTTGAAGCGATTTACAGCCGTATCGAAGATGCTGCTGCGAAACGTGACAATGCTGCGATCTCTGAACTGTTTGCTGCGGTCAACACCCTAATGCGTCTGCCAAAGGCTGCTTTGCCAGCAAATGCCGGTTATGAGCGTGCTTTGGAAACCAAGCTGACTGAACAGCAGAAAACTGCGCTGAAGAAGTCGTTCTACGAGCTGCTGGGCAAACCAACCGAAGATGCCCTGGCTGATAACTACGCGACGTTCATTGCACGTCGTAACGTGATCAACCAGACCGCTCAACTGTCGTTTGACCTGTTCAACGCGGTACGTGAAGGCGTAACCGAGTTCGTTGAAGGATCGAGTGCAGGAGTGGCACGTAACAATGCTGGTGAAGCAATTCGTACCCTGACCAAAGAGCAATTGACGCAAGTCGATGCACTGATGGGGGATATGGCGCCGATCCTGCAAACTGCCATGTCTCAGGCAGCTAATCAGCGTGAAGCTGGTATGTACATGGCGAAGTCGCAGCGTAAGCTGGATTCCTCGCTGCCTTACGAGCAAGAAGTCGCTTTCGGCGCTATGGTGGATACCCTTGCACCGGACGGTCAACTTCAAGGCATCGGTTCGTCGAAAGTGTCGTCTACTCGCACTGAAGACATTGATCCGGGCGTAATGCCGTTCATTACCTCGATTCACTCTTCCGACTCCGCGATTGCCTCGGCAGTCTACGGTGAAATGGAAGCGCTGAACGTTCACGACGCCTTGGGTGTCGATCTGAACAACGTAGCGAAAGTGGGCCAGGAACTGAACAAGGCTACCTTCGAAACCCTGCTGAACTACTCGTCGCCGACCGCTATGTCCAACATGTTGGATGAAGTGCTGGCCGGTACCGCTAAAGTGATGCAGAACGCTGATCTGGCCGCACTGATTCAGCCTAAGCTGCGTGCGAAGATGATTCAGCGTGCTGAGAAGAAACGCGGTGGCATTGCACAACAACTGACCGCTATCCGTGAAACTGCCCGTCAGGCAGACACTGATAAACTGTCGATGATGGCTGAACTCAAGGCAATCGGTCAGTACGCCACTGAAGGTGGTTCGTACGTGGTAACTGATGCAGACCGTGAAGCCGCATCCAAGAAATTGACTGAAGTGGGTACTTCGTTCAATGAAGGCGCCGAATCGGTTGCTGAAATGCTGGATGTGGCTGCTGCTGTCGATCCTGCTGTGTATCAGCCGGGTCAACGCGCTGTGCTGGCCAACTCTTCGGTGACTACGCTGGCGCCGGCTACTTCCCTCAACACCTTGGTTTCGCTTGAGCAAACCAACGCAGTTGAGCAGGTAATTGCTTCCATGGTTTCGGGTAACCGGACACTGGGCGATGCTGTGCAGATTCTGCCTGAGCATCAAGCCGCTGAGGTGATCAACGCGGTAAACACGGCGTCTGAAGAGAAGCTGTCGGTGTGGGGCCAGTTGGGTGCACCTGTGGTGCAATCTGATTCGAATCTGGTGGAACTGCTGTCGGGTACCAACTTGTCGGCACACAACCTGATTGATTCGCTGGTTGCCTACTCTCAAGACCCGTTCCAGCGCACTGTGCTGCAAATGGCCAAGAAAGGTATCCCTTCTGGTGTGCGTGTGAACTACATCACCGCCGATACTGGACCTGAAGGCGCATTCGGTGAAGGTGTGGACAAATCCCGTGGTTGGTACGCACAGCGTAACAGCACCGAGGCATTGTTCATCAAATCGCCTGAATTCGTTGAATCGGGTATCACTCCAGAGTTGTTGACTCACGAACTGGTACACGCTGCCCTGGCCAACTTGGTTGACCAACATAATGGTGCCAATACTGTCGCCGGCCGTGCAGTAGCTGATCTGGAAAGCCTGCGGCAGATCGCTGATGAGTTCATCGCCAACAACGGTGAAATGTCGGCACGCTTCCGCAATGCCACGTCCAATGTGCACGAACTGCTGGCATGGGGTCTGACCAACAAAGCATTCCAGCGCGATGTGCTGTCGCAGATCCAAGTAGCGCAGCGTAACCGCAGCTTCCTCGACGGTCTGAAGACTTTCATCGGCAAGCTGACCACTCTGCTGTTCGGCGACAACAAAGTGTCGGCAAATAACGGTATGGCTAACTTGGTAGCGAATGCTGCTGGTTTGTTCCAAGAAGCTGCCGCTGTACGCGATGCTCGTGCTACCAAGACGCACAAGTACGAAGACGCGGTCGATCACATCAATGCCATGACGGCCGAGCAAGTGTTTGACGCACTGGCTTCGGTATCGGGTGTGAAGACGGATGCTCGCCACGTTGAGTACCTGAAGAACCTGCTGGCTGAAACAGTTGACCCGGTCTATGGCCCTTACGGTGCATTCAAGGAGCAAGCGTCGGCAAACCGTGCGCTGACTCCAATGGATGTGTTCCTGAAGGCTGTGAACACCGGCAAACTGCCATTCAGTTCGGAAGCGACTACCAATGCCTTTATCCTGTCGCAACAGGAAGCGTTTGTACTGGAATCGGTCGAAGCAACCGTAGCCTTTGCCATGGAGCACAAAGAGACACTGTTCGTGCGCCAAGGGCTGGAAAACCTGTTCAATGAAGCGCGAGCTACACTGAAACCGGCTAACTTCCACAAAGGTGTGTGGGCTACCGCAAGCCAAGGTGAAAAGGACATTGCTCAGGCGAAGTTCGACTTCGTGTTCCGCCCAAAGGCTGCGATCACCAGCAAGAATGCTTACCTGTCGCGCTTTGCCGCATTGGGTATGGCATCGGATGAAGTTCGCAACGTGTTGGCGTTCTCGACCGCGAATCTGGAAACCCCACTAAAAGAGCTGCCGTGGGCCAGCCGGTTGACTGAAATCTTCCGCCGTGTGATGCAGCGCCTGGCATTCCTGATGACCAAGGTCACCCCGGGCATGGCCGGCAATCAAGCACTGAGCACGCTGGTTGAAGATTTGGTGGATATCGAAGCCAAGCGTAAAGCACGCATGGGCCAAGACAAGCTGGGCTCCCTCGACCAGATTGAATCGGTACTGTCGGCAGCGGGTGAAACCGTACGCGAAAAAGCAGAGGCATTCGGTAAATCGAAGTTCTTCCGTAACTCGCGTATTCCAAACATGCCGGCTGTGGGTGTGGCGATCTCGACATTGGCCGGCGACCGTCTGGATGACGTACTGGAGCACATCACCAAGACCCGCGACCACTATCAAAAGAGTCGTCAAGGTCTGGCCATCGGCCTGCTCAGCGAATGGCGTGGTGTCTACGACTCCCGGCGTCTGGCTGCCGAGCTGTTCAAAGGTGCCAAGGCTATCGAGCAAGAGCGTAAAGCGGTGATCGAGAACACTGCCTCGGCTGTGAACGGAGCGTTCGCAAACCAAGGTCAGGATCTGACTCAGGACCAACGCAACGCACTGACCAAGGTCTTCCTGCGCACCAACGCTCAGGCAATCGCCGCGGTGAAAGGTGTGTCCGGGCTGCGCGATCTGATGGAAGATCCGGCGCAAATGGTAGCGTATCGTGCTGATCTGGAGGCTCAGGTCACTGCCCTGTCGCGTAACGCACAGTACATGATCAGCCAAACCAAGGATCTGGCTCACCACAAGGTAATCGGCGGTTCGACCTCGGCCAACCTGATGCTGTCGACCGGCAACATTGCGGCCATGTACGGTACCAAGAAAGCTGGGCAGGATGCTCATCTTATTGCTGGTTTGACGCCGTTGCTGGAACAGTTGGTGGGTGTTTATGCCCTGGCTTACTCCGGTGATGTGGACCTGAATAATGCGAAGCAAGTGCTGCGTACCGAGATGAACCGTCAAGACGGTGGTAACGGTGTCGAGTTCATGCTGAAGCTGCACACAGGCCTGCAAACCAAGGCGACCAAGGATCTGTTCGCCGGTACCGAAGCACTGCAACAGACCGGCTATGTGGCTGAGATCCACGACAACAAGATCGAAGTGCTGCTGGTCGATCAACGTGACGTGGCTGCACACCAACGCGCAGGGTACGTCGTAGGCTCGCGCCTACAGATGGACCCGAACGTGAAGGCGCTGCAAGGCGGATCGCGTGTCCTGATGACCCGTCGGGGCTCTGGACAGAACGCGCTGTTGACCGGCGCCATGTCGTTCACCGGAATGAACGCCAAAGGCTCCAGCCCGGTCACTGAAGCGCTGAACATGATGCAGGGCACGCAGACTACGTCGGCTGCCGTACGCCAGCAGATTGCAGCGGCCAAAGCCGGGGCAATTGCTGACTTGTTCACCCGGGGTTCGAATTACGACCCACGCAATGCCCAAGCTGGGCACATGGCCCCCACCCTGGCGCCTGACGGCCGCATAGCTGACTACCGTCACCTGATGGTCGAACACAACCGCGATGTCCTATTGGACCGCGATAATTCGATGGATCAGGTGATGGGAGTCATGGCCGGTCAGATTGCTGACAAGGTTTCGTCTGCTGCGCAGAACTCGGATGTGGTTCGGTCGATGTACGACCAATACCGTGCTGATTACACCTCGCGTCCGGCTTCGTACCTGCGCGTGGCTGCGGATAGCAATGATGCAACTCTGGTCGAGGCCTACCGCCTGCTGCCGGAAAGCACCAAGCGTGAAATCAAGAAGGTGTGGAAAGAAGACGCGATGTACGTGCCTGCTGACCAAATCGACCTGATTTTCGGCTATCGCAAGCTCAGCCTGACCAATGCGTTCCAAGCGTTGCCAACTGACCGTAACTTGATGGAGAAGACCCTTGTGGGTATCACTTCTGCCATGTTCGGTGAGAAAGCTGCTCTGCGCGTCGGTCAAGCTGAAGACATCATGCAAGCACTGGTCAAAGAGATGAAAGACATCCTCGTTGTGAAAAATGTGATGACTTTGGCAGGCAACATCATGTCCAACATGACATTGCTGGCTTGGGAAGGTGTTCCATTGCAGAAGGCAATCTCTTCGCACGCAATCGCGATCAAAGGTGCTATCGACTACCGTAAGGATTCGAAACGCCTGATGCAGTTGCAGCAGTCGGTCGATATTGGCTACTACGCTAATACTGAAGCGGCTGAGGTGGAAATGGTGGAATTGCGGGATCGTTTGGCACGTAACCCGATCAAACCACTGATTGATGCCGGACTTATGCCGACAATCGTAGAAGACGTTGAAGTTGACGACAATCGTTACACCTACAAGGCTCACTTGGAGCGTAAGGTGGAACGGTTCACTTCTAAGGTGCCAGCATGGATGCGTACGGTTGGTCGTCAGGTCTACATGACTCATGACACCGCAACGTACAAATTCTTGAGTCAGTCGACTCAGTTGTCTGACTTGGTGGCTCGTTATGCGCTCTATGAGCACGCAACGACTCGCCGGAAAGATCCGCTGAGTAAAGCTGACGCATTGCGTCTCGCTGAAGACAGTTTCGTGAACTACGATCTGCCGTCGCACCGTACCCTGCAATATCTCAATGATATGGGTATTGTGATGTTCACCAAGTATTACCTGCGGATTCAGAAGGTAATCATGCGTTTGGTGAAAGATCGTCCAGCTCGCGGCCTGATCATGGTAGCTCTTGAGCATTACATGTCTGGTTTGCAGTCGGTAATGGATTCTAGCTGGACGCAGAAGATTGGTAACAATCCGCTGCAAGATGGTGCACTTGGTTACCTCGGCTCGTTGAAAGAGCTTCCGGCAATCAAACTGTTGTAATAGGAGGAGGCTAGACGCAACGAACGCCTGTTCACCAACCACTTCCATGGAGCGGTTGGTGATGTTCCTCTGAACTGCCCCCATAAAAGAAAAGCCTCCTACTTGGGAGGCTTTTTTCTTGCGTCAAACACGAACTCTTTGATCGCTGCCCAAATCAGAAAGACAATGAAGACAAGTACGCAAAGCAATGCCCCCAAGAAGGCAATGATCTTGAATACGTACCCGAACACAACAAATGTCGTAAGCAAGGCGAGCAGCGCGCCGATCCCGAAGAATATCCCTAGAATCAGCCGAGCTGCCCGGATCAATGCTGTACTGGTGGTTTGATGATCACGGCTCGTGCGATTGCTTGATCGTCTAGGTACAAAGTACCGTCCGTAGGATCAATGTGCCAACCTTTGCCTTTAGGTGCGGTAGCTGTAGCAGCCTGGGGTTTGTCAGCTTCCGGCGAACCTTTAGAGGCATTCGGCGAAGCATCGCCGGTTTCGCCGGAGACTTTAGGTTCTTCGAACAGTTTCGCAGCAGCTTTCGCCAGAATAGCGGATTCGGTGCTGCGATTGATGTCGTAAAGCATCTTTGCAGCTTCTGCCAGCATATTCGCTGCTTGAGCGTTTGCAAGCAGAGCTTCATTACAGATTCGGCACATATTGCATTCCTTCTGTTGGTGGGTGTTCTGGAAGTACATCTGCCGTCGCTTCCCATGGCAACACTCATTCAGAGTGGCAGATGTACCACCAGAACACCATCCAAATGCAAACCTCTCCAAAGAGTCAGCTTGCGGGGATAATGATCTGGGAAAGTTACCAACTTTCAAGTTTATAGGTTGTTAGTCACAAACTTGCTTGTTTGTGCATACCGGACTTCGACGTTCGATATGTTGTGCTGTGCTTCGATAACCCCTTCCCATCAGCGGTAAGGGGAACGCAATTGCGGCTAACTTGCTCGCTCGCGTACCACATTTCAGATAAATACCAAACGTTGGGGCTTACTTGCCCCATGTTTCCTGATCTGTCAGTTAATAATGCCCTAGGAGGCATTGGGGAGCATTCATCCATTGTTTCTGTACCTGCTGTCGCGACAGCGTTTCTGATGCCCAAAATGAATGCTCCCCAATACCACCGCGTACGGCGATATTGGGTTCGATCTTATGTTCGAACAGACATACCGACTATATGCCAGTCGGGTCAGCAGCCCCTGCCCGGGGTCAGGGTTTGGGTGGGACGGTTGCTCTTGCCGGTCATGGTGTGACGGATCAAGTGTGTGGTTCTCCAGCGAGTGAGGCCTCGCACTTCCACATAGCTACCCCTTTTCCAATGCAACGGGCCAGGCACTGAAACCTCTGTGCCCTAGTCGGGTTAAGCCCTTGCGTCCCATAAATCTTTGTAGAGTTTTTCAGCAGCAGGCGCTAATGCCTTACCGCATGCCGATTTCATACTCGGGTTCAGACATACAACAATTTGGTCTGGTAGTGGGTGATTTAGAGAGTCCCACTTTGCGCACAATATCTCTCTATTTTTATACTGGTTTAATCCAGTGTCACCGGCATTGTGCCATTCGCAAGACGAATGGGTGCTGTCGGGATCCTGCTCCGCATGTCTTGGCCACGGGCTACGCCCGCTTCCCATTCTGCGCGGTTGAAGTCATCGCCTAAATTGAAGGCGTTGACCAGTTGTGAAGGGTTCGGGGAAGCAAGTGCCTGCTCCAAACCAAGGTTGTAAGCTGCGGTTGTCGCCGTCGGTACTGGCTCCGGTGAAGTGCCGGTCAGTTCGTACTGAGTCATGAAGCCCACATAGGCCACATTGACCAACACAGCCCCTTCGCCCAACTTGCGCTGCTCTTTAGCCGCGGTCAGTTGAGGGATGGTGAGGCTGCGCTTGTCAGACCATACGTACGCACTGGCCGGCATATAAGAGCCGACCTGAGGGACAGACCACACCGCAAGGAACCAATGGCGCTTGCGGGCTTGTGTATCGGGCTGCTGATACATGTTCTACCTCTGGTTTGCCCCAGTTGCCTGGGGCGTGCAGGATCAGTCGAACAGGTTGTCGTCGTCGCCACCGGCAGTTTCCAGCTCAGCCGTGGTAGCTACAGTCTCGGCTACCGGAGCAACATACGCAGGCTCTTCGGCAACCTCGACTGGTGCAATTTCCGGGGCTTGGGCAACCGGTGCAGAGGTAGTCGCGGCTGGGGTCACGACGGATTGCTTTGGGGCTTCAGGGGCTTCAGCTTTCGCTTCGGTGTCCAGAATGCAGACCAGTTCTTTGGTGCCGCGCTTGAAGCTGAATTCAACGGAGGCTTTGCCCGGTTCGAACGCAGTCATGCCTTTGGCACGCAGGTCGTTGATCAGAGCAGCTTCGAGGTCAGCGTGAGTGAGGATCAGTTGCATGGTACGGTTCCTTTATGGAATTGAATGAGTTGTTTGTACTGGTCTGTACGAAGACCGGCATAAATCGCGCCGATGGCGTCAGCCATGTGTTCGGCGTCCCCAAGAAGGATGTCCCCATTGGGTTTCCAGGGCCATGGAGCTTCTGGGTGTTTTGCTACAGCCCACTCGATCATTTGCTTTTTGGTTGCCGTACGGCTGCCAACAGTCGCAAGTTTGACCTCGTTGGGCGTTACTTCAAAGAACTGGGACTTGGCACGTAGACCACCCAAAACTCCAATGCAGATGCCAGAACAGAGCGAGGCGCGGGCGCTTTGACTACCTTGCGGAATCTCGGCGAAGTTTAAGCTCGCTGCCATGAAAGGAGCCACGCCCTCATATAACTGGTTTGCCGTGCGCAGATCTTGAGAATTCTGCCGCACCTGCTTTCCTTCGAGCGATTCAGACCGCACTACCCGGAGAGTCTTGATGGTCACGATACCGGTGTCGGTGTCGAGTGTGCCGCCAGCAATGCCCCAATTCCGTGAGGAAGGATCATGCCCAGCGACAGTCAGACGAGCCATTACACGCCAGCGCGTGAAAGACGTTGCTGAAGCACTTCAACGTAACCGGACATCAAGCCATGTTGCTTGCGTAGGTCAGAGACTTCGTCTTCTGCCATATTCAAGCCCACAAGTAAGCCGGCGTCCAGTTTCGCGAGGAATTCAGATAAACCCATCAGACGAGCGGCAACCTGATACATCTCGGTGATAACGCGCTGTACATGGTCAGGAAGCTCGCGCTGTTCCTGAGTCAGTGGGCGGTTACCGCGGTGGATGTCTTCAGCCAACATAAAGCCGGCCAGCGGCCACAATTGGTCACGCGCATCACGCATTGCCAGTTGCTTGGCCAGACCTTCGTCGTAATTCTCCGGAGAGACGCTACCCAGATTCTTGCCGACGACTGTGAGGCCGTTGTGCAGGGTCAGGACGCAGAGCAGGATCGAAGGTTCGATCTTAATCAGCTCAGTGGTCTTGATCATGGCTTCCAGCGCGGCCGGTGTGACACGCGGGGCAGTGGTTAGACCTTTGGCTTGAATCTGAGATTCCAGCGCTT